GTTTCACTGGGCCGCAAGGTAATATTGGTCCAACTGGACCGACTGGTCCAACAGGTTATACTGGCTACACTGGTTTTACTGGACCAACTGGTTACACTGGTTTCACTGGGCCGCAAGGTAATGTTGGTCCAACTGGACCGACTGGTCCAACAGGTTATACTGGCTACACTGGTTTTACTGGACCAACTGGTTACACTGGTTTTACTGGGCCGCAAGGTAATATTGGTCCAACTGGACCGACTGGTCCAACAGGTTATACTGGTTATACTGGCTATACAGGACCAACTGGTTCTGCTGGTAATGGTTATACGCTTGGAGCTTCTACATATGCAACTGGATTTGGACAGGCTGTTGTTTCTTCATCTAATACAACCGCTATTAGACGAACACTAATTGGGTACGGCGCTGGAGCCTCACTTACAGATGGTGACGAGAACACACTCATTGGAGCGTACGCTGGTAATGCGCTTAGTACCGGTAATAACAACACATTTGTTGGAGTTTATTCTGGCTATGTTGCACAAGGAACAAGCGACAATACTTTTGTTGGGTATTCAGCAGGATACCAATCAACATCGATTCAATCCGTTTACATTGGGTATAGAGCAGGTTATTGGAACAAATCTACAGGTGGTAATGGATATGGAAACGTTGCAATTGGTTACGATGCAATGTTGGGTGATGCTGTTACTTGTACGGCTTACGCTAACATTGCGATTGGAATAAATGCAATAAAAGCCATTACAACAGGCCATGATAACGTTGGAATTGGAACTAACGCTGGTCAAGCATTAACTTCTGGTGTAGGAAACCTATTTTTAGGATGGAGCGCTGGATTCAGTGTCACTACAACCAATCAAAATACGTTCCTTGGTCATAGTGCTGGGCTTAATTCCACTGGCGAAAATAACGTTGGAATAGGATACAACGCGCTGAGCAATGCAACAAGCACTGCATCAGCAGCCATTGGCTCTGGTGCGGGTTCTGGACCAATGGAAAGCTCTGTTGCCATAGGCACTTCTGCTGGAAACGGTCAAGGTTTGTATAGCGCAATTTCCATTGGATATCTTACAGGCGGTGGTGATTCCACAGTATATATTGGCTTACAAGCTGGATACAATTCTCCAGGGCAAGGTAATGTTGGCATTGGTTATCAATCGGTATATGCGGCTAACGGAGCCGGTGGAATATACAATACTGGTATTGGTAAAAACACCTTAACGTATATTGGGTCTGGAGCTAACCATAACACTGCTATAGGCAATGAATCGCAGTATCTATTAACAACAGGCACAAGAAATACAAGCATCGGAGCAGGATCATTAAGAACAGCTACAGTTGCTGTTGATAATGTGGCTATTGGATACAACGCACTATACAATTCAAGTCCAGCAGCAACAGATGGATACAATACAGCGGTAGGTTCACAAGCGCTTTATACAACAACAAATGCAAGTCAAAATACTGCTATTGGATACAAGTCACTTTATACAAGCAACAGCAGTGGAAATACGGCTGTTGGATATCTTGCATTAACTGCAACATCATCGGGTGGAGCAAACACCGCTGTTGGCACAAGTGCTGGTACAGCCAATGCGGGCGGTCTTTACAATACTTTTGTTGGATATAGTGCTGGTGCAACAAGCGTTAGCGCTAATAGTGTAACGGCAATTGGCTCTGAAGCTCTGGAAGTTAATACTGGCGACTATAACACTGCGGTAGGAGCCCAAGCATTAAATGCAAATACAACAGCAGCCGAAAACGTTGCAATAGGATATCAAGCAGGATTAAGTATTCAAGGGGGCGGTCAAAACGTCCTAATTGGAGCCAAAGCTGGCGACGGCATAGTATCACAAGACATGAACGTTGTTATTGGGTACAACGCTTTAGCTGGAGACCGATATAACAACGTAGTAATTGGACATAGTGCCGCGCAAGGTTATTTAGATTCTAGTGTTGTTATTGGTTCTGGTGCTTGCGCAAATACAGGTGGAGGCGACACTGTTGTTGTTATTGGTTATAATGCAAGTTCATGTTCGGTTGGAACAAACAACGTAGCTGTTGGAAATAATGCATTGTTTGGCGCAAGCGCTGGTGTAAGTTCTAGTAACAACACCGCTGTTGGTGCCAACACGTTGTATTCAATCAATAGTACGTCTACTGACAACACTGCTGTTGGAAATGCTGCTGGTCTAAATATATCAAGCGGTGTGCATAATACTTTGGTTGGCAGCAATACTGGTGTGGGTATTACTTCTACTTCCTATAACGTAGCTGTAGGAAATTATACCCTTCAAACTTCCAACACAAATCGATCTGGTCAAGTTGCTGTTGGTTATTATGCTGGAAGACTGACTGCGCCTGGATCAGCTGACGCAAGTGTTTATATAGGGCAATATGCGGGCGAACAAAGCGGAGCAGGAATCAATCGAGTTTATATCGGAGATGGAGTTGGTAGGTATGCGACCGGCGGTTACAACACATTCATTAATGCCGCCTCAGGCGCGGGCGTAATTAGTGGTACTTCCAACGTAGCCATTGGAGTATATAGCTTAACTGTCGCAAATACAATGTCTACTGGCAATAACGTTGCCGTTGGAACATACTGTCTAACATCGGGCAATGCTACGCCAGCGATGGATTCAAACGTAGCAATTGGAACCAGCGTGCTCTATACGCCAACTGCTTCTATGTCTAACGCATCTCACAATATCGGTATTGGAAGAGCTATCGGTAACAAGATTACAACAGGCACTTACAACATCTTATTAGGTGAAACTGTTGCGGGTGAGCTTACTTCTGGTACGAACAACGTATTAATTGGACAAGAAACAGGCATAAAACTCGCAACTACCAGCTATAACGTTGGAGCGGGCTATCAAGCAATCTATTCGCCAACGGGCGAAAAGAACATCGCTCTTGGGTATAGAGCCCTTCATGGTGCTGCAACATCTTCTGCTCAATTGAATATTGCTATTGGCGCTGATTCATTGTTTGCTGTAACTACTGCGCGAGACAACGTTGCTATTGGTAACAATGTTGGCACAGCAATTACATCCGGTCAATTCAACACGATGATTGGCACTGGAGCCTGCAACGCTCTTACAGAAGGCATTTACAATGTTGCAATGGGCGCGGGCACATTGTATTCTACAACCACCGGAGATTACAACGTAGCTCTTGGGTATAGTGCAATAGATTTGGGTGGCACAGACGTATCTTATTCCATTGCAATAGGACACTATGCCGCCAGAAGAGTTCCAAGTCATGTTATTGCTATAGGTAACTGGGCATTTGGAAATGGAACAAATTATCGCGGTGGTAGAGCAAGTATTGCTATTGGGCATGAAGCTGGGTATCAACTTGGTGTTACAGAATCTTCAGATGGATACAATATTCTGATTGGAAGTCGTGCCGGTTATGGCGGAAACTCTGGAGACCCGAGACATAACATTGGTGTTGGAAGAGAAACGCTTTATGCTTTAACTACAGGTTTAGACAACATTGCTATGGGTCAAAGCGCTGGAACCTCGATTGCTTCTGGCAAAGAAAATGTTCTGATAGGAAAACTTGCTGGCGCACCATATACCGGCGATTACATGGTTGCGATTGGCTCTGGTGCTTTGAAATCTGCGGTAACTAGTGTTTGGGGCAGCACCGCAACAGGATTTGAAGCACTTTATAACGCAAACGGAGTGTATGATGCTAGCACTCCAGGTGAGTGCGCCTATAACACGGCGGATGGTTATTGGGCATTGAGAGGGCTTGGTGTAGGTTTAGGCGTAGATGAAGTGTCTTCTGGCAACACTGCTGTTGGATTTAGAGCGGCATATAGAATTTTTGGAGTCAGCGAAGGAAACACTGTTGTTGGAACGAATGCTTTGGCCGGTAACGGACGCGATGTAAGTTTCAACACATCTATAGGAGCTAACAATCTTTCTTCTTGCACAGGATCAAACAACACATCCGTAGGTTACAATTCATTGTTCTTTTTATTGGCCGCCGGATATAACGTAGCTATTGGAAACAATGCTGGAGTATATTCGAGATATGAACAAAGAAACGTTTTTATTGGAAATGAAGCAGGAACATATTTAAATAACACCGGAGCAAGTTTAGCTTATGATACAGAGAACACAATTGTTGGTTATCAAGCGGGAAGAGGAGTGTATAATACGACAACCTATAAACATTGCGTTGCCGTTGGTGCGTACGCTTTAAATACTCTTACTTCTGGAATTTGGAACACAGCAACCGGAACTGAGGCTTTACGATCAATTACTACTGCATCACACAACTCAGCAGATGGATATGCTGCGCTTAAGGTCGCAACTTCTAGCTTTAACGCCGCAACAGGCTCGCTAGCTTTAGTTGGTCTTACTTCTGGAGCAAGCAATACTGCGGATGGTTATTGCTCTCTTGGTAGAATAACAACTGTTGGCAACCATACTGCTCTGGGTTGTAAGGCTGGATATTCAATCACGGCGGGAGACTATAGTATCGCAATTGGTTCTGAAGCAATGGCTGGAGGAGGTTTAACTTATTCAGTTACAGGCAGTAACAATATTGCTATTGGTCAAGGAGCAATCGCTGTTGGTGGAGCAACTCTATCTGGCGGCGAAAATATTGCAATTGGTCATAATGCGTTAGATGCTGGAACTTCCGCTGCAAATAACGTTGCAATTGGACAAGATGCCGCCGGAACAGTTACATCCGGCACTCATAACGTTGCGATTGGTACGGGGGCTATAAATGGTGGGACAACTACTGGTTCATATAACGTTGCGGCCGGATATCATACGCTTGATGCCGGAACCAGCGCCGCTTATACCGTTGCAATTGGTTATGATGCTGCTGGCACAGTAACTTCAGCAAGCGACACTATCGCAATAGGCAGAGGCGCAGTTAATGGTGCGGCAACGACTGGAGCAGACAATATAGGAATTGGTCGAGCCACTTTAGCAGCGCTTACTGATGGCACATATAATATTGCTATTGGATATGCTGCTGGAGACGCCTTAAACACGGCAGACGGAAATATCGCAATTGGATATCTTGCTCTTACAGGAGCTACAGGTGGAGCAGGAACAGAAGCAGACAAGAATGTGGCTATTGGGTATACTGCTGGAGGAAGCATTTCAACTGCTAGCAACTGTATTGCTATTGGTAATGATGCAATGTATGGCGCTACAGTAACCGGAAATGAAAATATTGCGATTGGTTTATCAACACTTGACGCTGCTACCAGCGCGGCAAATTGTATTGCTATTGGCTCTAACGCTTGTGGAACGGTAACAACGGGCGGTAACAGCATAGGTATTGGTAACGGGGCTATGAACGGTGGCGCGGTAACTGGAAATGAAAATATTGCAATAGGTATATCAGCGCTTGATGCCGTTACAAGCGGAATACAATCAGTTGCTATTGGTTCAAACGCTTGCGGAACAGTAACGTCAGCTAGTTACAGCATAGGAATTGGTGTTGGCGCCATGAATGGCGCAACAACAACCGGCAATGATAACATTGCCATTGGTCGTGATGCTCTTAATGCTGTCACTAATGGTATTGGAAACGTTGCTATTGGATACGATGCTCTAGGGGCTATGGTTGGCGGCACGAGCGCCCAAGGTTACTATAACGTAGCCGTTGGGTATCAAGCCGGTAATGCAATTACGACCGGGTATTACAACGTTTGCATTGGTGTAAATGCTGACGTTGCTGCTGGAAACTATGGTTGTATTGCTATTGGTGAAACGGCTATTTGTGACGCCACAACTGCCGCTTACAACAAAATACAGCTTGGTAACGGCACAAATGGGCGTGCAGCCAACACTTTACAGGTGGGAAGCGGTTCTCATTCTTGTTATGCTTTTGCGTGGACACCAACATCAGATGGCAGATTAAAGAAAGATATTGTTGATATTGAATATGGGCTTTCGCTGATTGAAGCGTTGCGTCCAGTAAGTTTCAATTGGAAAAATCCAGGCAATGAAATTCAAGCTAGACCACATTTTGGTTTGATTGCTCAGGAAGTCAAAGCCACCATGTTAGGTATGGGCATACCGCCACACGGCGTTTATACAGATGAAGAAAAAGCCGACTGGGCATTAAGTTATGATGGTCTAGTTGCTCCTCTTATCAAAGCCGTTCAAGAGCTTTCTTCTCAAGTCAAGGAACTTCAAGCTGAAGTATCTGAACTTCGCAAGAAAAACAACACCTAATAAATTCATATCTAGTTGATGACTAGTTGTGCAAAAATTCGACCAAATTTTGCCACACCAACGCACCAAGGAATATCTTGGGGTTCGAGCTTAGGTGATGGTTACACTATTGTACTGCGGTGGGATACAGCTTATTCGAGTTACTCAGGCTATTCGGTTGGTTACAATGTTTACTTTTCCACTAACATTTCTGATGTATTTTTAGAGGGACCAAAGTTTTTTACAAGAGATCAAACGGTCAATATATCTCAGTTTGCTCCAGGTGACCTTACACATTTTGCCGTAAGGGCAACTCTGTATAACCCAATCGACCTAGATCTCACAAGATTAACTCAGGCTTCTACCGCTACTAGCTCTTATATTTATCCAGAAACAGTTTTGGTCGAAAGCATTTCGGAAACTACTGGAATTATTCCGGTAATGGATTTAACGGATATTCCAGATTTTGGAATAATTAAAATAGGTTCAGAGCTTATTTCTTATACGGCTGTTGATAGAGTTAACAATTTGCTTCTAACGACTGTTGATCGTCGAGGATATTATGGCACAACAGCGGAGCCACATACTCTTGATGCCCAAAGTGATTCAACCGTTAAATTTTATCAAGGGGCTGAAGAGGAAAACGAGTTTATTGTCAGTGTCGTACCAGAATTTCATTATCCTTATTATGCTTATACGACAGCAGATGGATACAAGCAAGTTACTAATGACATTCTTACAACTAATTTAACGGTTTCCGATGCGGACAACGTAGATTTTCCAAGATACGACTATACCGGATATCACATGACCAATATGGAGGATTATTTCTCAGGGCATTGTCTTGGTAGCTATACAGGCGGAGAATATGGTTGTGCTGATGGCTATAAGCTTCGCGGATTGAATTTACAGGAATCTAACCTTCAACGCTTGGAAATGTTGCTTCAAGTGACTGGAGAGCCAGTTGTCCTTATCAGAAGACGATGGACTGGAATTCGTTGTCGATGTTTGAGAGCTTCTGTGGAATCTGCTGAGGCAAGATGTCCAATTTGTCTTGGGACGGGTTTTGTTGGAGGCTATGAACAATATTATAACCCAAGACGTTCGGACGGACGTTTGATGATAAGGTTTGAGCCAACAACGGATGACCTTCAATATAAAGAAAAAGGGTATGAACAAAGCTTTAATCCAAATTGTTGGACAATTACTGTTCCGGCGTTGAAAGACAGAGATGTCCTTATTCGCTTCAACCAGGATGGAACGGAAGAGTTTCGTTATGAAATATTAAATGTAAATAGGAATAAATTACTGTTTTCGCTTTCTGGCTCCCAGAAATTTCAAACTGCAAGACTAGATAAAACCGACATTATCTATCAGTGGAGAGCTTTTAGAAATACAGCTACGATGCCAAGGAAAATCATGACCACAGCTAGTACTTTAGCTGGGCATGGGCCTCACCTTCATGAAATTGTGGTAAATGAAAACGTTACCAGTTTATCACAGATAAATCAAACTACAGCGGTCTCAGCTGGACATCAACATCCCATCATAAATGGTGTAGTTCAAGCGGTGCTTGGACACAGCCATGACATTGTGATTGTTTAGTTGTTAGATTACGCATAACGCAGCATTAATCAGGACAGGAGCAACTAAAATCATGCCTAGGCTACCTTTTATCGGTTCAGGAAATACGCTTCAAGGGAACGGTGAATTAGCCGTTCGCAAACAAGATTTTGTGTCTCACGCTGAAGGCGGTGGATTCAGACATACAGCTGATCAAATTGACATGAATCCGCCTTTGAGTGTGGCGCCAAACTATAGAACCGTTCAACAAACTTTAGAAAAAATCGAAAGTTATATCTTTGGGCGAGAGTACATCACGATTGGTGACGGAGTAGATTCTACAGGTGACTACACTGTAGGTAGTACTGACACACCTACTGTTAATGATTGTATTACTGCTGCGGTTGCTTCTGGTAAATTAAATAAGGGAGGCTGGCTTTATTTCAAGCCTGGAGTTTTCAATTTTGATACTTCTGTGACTCTTCCTATGGGTGTATCAATTATTGGAAGCGCTGAATCATCTATTTTGAACGTTACTCCGACGTTAGGAGCAACAGGTTTGCCGCTATTTACTGTTCCTGCGTCTTTCGACATTCAATTTGGTGAAAAATTAACAGCGCCAGCAGAACAATATAGAAGCGATGGGTACGGCGTAACTCGATTTGTCAATGTTACTTTTACTGATAATTTTGGAGCAAGTTATATCCCAGGACTTACTACTCCAAACTCTTGTTTCATTAAGATGTTGCAAGATTCAAAAGTTAGTATAGAAGACTGTGTTGTTTTGGGCCGAGCCAAACATGGCGCTACTTCTGCTACGGCGTTAGCTTCTAATGCGTTTGTTATTTATGCTCCTGCATCTGCAGCTACTTATGGTAGCACACTGTCTATCAAAGATTGCGTTATTCATGGTGTTAAACAGGTTGTAAAATTTCTTGGCGATCAAACAAAATCAAACTTTTTTGAATTTAGGAATAATAGAGTTTGGTGTTTTAATACAAGCGACGCAACAAAATGGTATTTGAATCACGTTAATGCTTGTCCAACTCATGTAACCGGAAACTCTTTCAAATTTAGCAATATAAATGGGGCAAACAGCACAGTTCTAAGTGTATGTTTCAAGTTTTCTGGAGTGGCTGCAAGTTTGGTAAATATTGTTGTTCAGTCAAATACATTGGTAGATTCTCCAGATAATATCAATCATAAAAACCAGCTTTTTGAAATTGATTCTACGGCGGTTGGAAATATGATTCGTTGGAATGTTTCTGGAAACATATGCGGAAATATTTCTGATATGAACAGTTGGTATCTTGTTGTAGGCGATGGAGTTTATTCTATTGGTGACCTCAATGGTCGAGATGTACTCAACGCTGTTTCCAATTATTCTCTTCAATTTCAAACACATATGAGTGAATTAGATGGCACAGCCGATCAAATGACTTTATTTATTCGACCCGGCCAATATGTCATCAATAATACGTTCCATGAATGTGGTTTAGGAACAAAACTGATTGGTTTGATGGAGGGCGGTTATCTTCCTCAAATATCTTTCGACAATCCTACGGATGCTGCTAGTGCCTCAGGTGTAACATTAGATACATCTATGGTTAACGTAGCTTTGGGAAATCATATTGAAAACTTGAATTTCTATTCTAGAGACCCTGTAAGAATCGTTGGATATTTAGCTACAAAAAACTTTCTTAATCAAGAATATTTTCAGGATTACTATTTGATTAAAAATTGTTGGTTCAAAAATGTTGGAATATATCCATGCACATTAACGGATGAAAATTATCTAACATCAGAATATCAAAACAAAGTAAAAATTGAAAATTGTCGCTTTGCGTCAAATGGTTCTGTAGCAGCAACTAAAATGCATGCTATTTTGATTAATAAAAGCAAAGCATTATTTGAGTTTAGAAACATTATTTTTGAGCGTGGAACATCGGCTTGGTACGGTTCTTTCTTATCTGAAAGGGATTCTGATGGTGATGTTTATACTCCAACTATCGTAATTGATAATTGTGATTTGTATACGGCTGGCGCCACTTTACACACTACTGATGTTACAGATACTGATTTTATCAGCATTCCAAGATGTAAATCATTGTCAATTACAAACTCCAACATAGATGCATCTGCTGTTCAATCACTCGTGTCTGTTATCAATGTTTCTGCGGTGGCTGATTCTGTCAACATTTCAGACTGTAAAATTGTTGGAGCAAACCTCGCGATAGAAAATGATGGTGGAGCAAGCACTGCAATTTCAGTGGTTACTGACGCTTGTCCTTTAATTAAAATTCACAACAATCATATTTCTAATGCTCCAGTAGGAATACTTGTTCGAATGGAAAACACCTCGGCAAACGCAATGTCTTCTAATATTTCTATAAATGGAAACATTGGTGTTTTTGGCAGCAAATCAACTTCTTTTGCTCAAATTAAATGGGGACAAAATCCAAATGATGACATTCGAGTAACCAACATAACAAACAATCAAATAGATTGTTCTAGCATAAATGTTGGAGACGCTTTAATTTATCAAGGAGTAGCTGCAATTGACGCTGTTATAAATGTTTATGCGTTTGGAGATTATGTTACTAATACAATCACAAACATTACTAACAACATTATCTTTGGCGGACAAACACATCAGAATTTTGCTGCGCAAGCAATGATTTCTTCCAGAAACTGTAGAAAGACATATATTAACGGAAATCAAATCCGGATGCTTCGAGAGACTGATGTTGATGGTTATACGATTAGTTGTATGTCGCATAATGGGTCTGCTTACACTGTAGATGAGCACTCTCTTGCTGTTATTAAAGACAATTCAATTAGGCTCACAAATAGTTTGGAACTTAGTTCTAAGATTATGATTCCGATTAATTGCCGTAACATTAATTTTGTTGACGTGCAAGGAAACACAATAGACACGGCTAATACTTATCTGACGCATTATATTGCAGCAAACGCTCCTGTTGCTTATCCTGCGCCAATAGATGGGCTAGTTGTAAACAACATATTCAGCAAACCATTAGCGTTTGAAATAACATATACAACATTAAATGGGAATACACTTAGATTTGGAGAAGAGCCCACTTCAACCAGAGAAGTTCTCATCACTTATGGTAATGGTACGTACGATAGTAGAATTCGTGCAGAAAACAATAAGAATCAAAAAGCTATAATAGATATTAACTGCACAGAATTCAAACAGTATGGTTTCAACATGCTGTCTGCGGTAGATGATAATACTCCGTCAAGAATTCTTCAACCGGCAGCCCTTATGTTAAAAAATACATTTGCTGCGGCTCACAGCACAAACTTGACAAAGACAATGCAGCGTATGATCGACGTAGCTGGTCTTGTTCCGGGTGAAGGAGAAATTGGTTGGAGCGAATTGCCTGACGGTTTATACTACACAAACGTATGGAGAGACGGCTATGAAGGCGGCGACCCACAACTGGAATATTTGGATGGTGGAATACTTAAAGGGCATTACCAACATCAAATTATCATTCCAATGTCAAATTTGCCCGTTGGATGTCAGCTTGCAAACATAGATATCCCTATCTATTTCAAAAACAAACATAATGCACCTGTAACAGTAAGCGTTTCTGCGTCTTGGATTTTTGGTAACGATAGAATTAGACTAGGACTTACCGATGGTTATCAATACATTGATGACCCATCGTTGGCCGGAGAAGTTTGGAGACTAACCACCACAACGCTTGACACTGGCGAAGAGACAATGGTGTTGATGAATAATCAACTGCTACAAAATAATGGGACATTTACGGTTACAAAAATTGCCAATGATTCCTGGGGGCCATCTTCAAGCACAAGAGTTATTCCTCGTCCAAACTCTTACATTCTACTTGCTATTGCTAGGACTAGCCCAGTACCAAGCACCGAAAAAACTTTGGGCTTCGCTATACCGTTCGCAAGATTAACAGTTCTATACTAAAGGAAAAATGGCTTGGAATAATTCACCACCTAATTACCCAAACGGGTTAGATAATCAAGAGCTTTCTGGTAATCCGGCCTATCTTCCCATTCCTTCTGATCAAGCTAATTTTGTTGATTACATCGCAAGATTACGTAATTCTATTATCGCCATTGAAAGCGAGCTTGGCGTCAAACCTGCTGGAGTTTATGGCTCTGTTTCTGACCGTTTAGATCAAATTGTAGCAGGAAGCAGCAACGAAGACGGTTATAGCGATTCATTGTTTGTTGTTGACGTAACGCAAACCGCTAATTTTTCCGGGTCGATTGCTGTGGGTGAACCATTAACTCTTACGTCTGGCGGGCTTGTTAAATCAAGAGCAGACGCAATTGGTTTCCAATATGTTTACGGTACGGTTGCGGTTGCTAACGCGAACGTTGTTCCTGGTACACTTATTCCTGTGGTTGTCTCTGGTTTTGCAACGATAGCCGGGGCGACATTTACTAAAGGACAAACGGTATACCTTGCGGCAACTGGGGGCGTAACAACCGATGCTGCCACTTTAGCAGCAGCTGACGGCGTTTACATTGTAAAAATAGGAACAGCCACAGATACCACACAAATTATGGTTGAAATTGAAGAGCCTATACTTAATTCGGCTGGCGGTTGGTACAATCCATAGACTAAATTCTTATAAGACACAAAGGCAATAATGGCATATAAATTCTTCGTCGTAGACAGCAACCTAAAGCCAGCGCTTATAAATCCCCAGCATAATTTGTTGACTGGATTAAATGGCGCAGCGGGTTATTATCACGTTAGTCAAGATGGGTATAGTTTTGTTTCTGCCGCTTCGACGCCTCCTCCTGGAAACGGATATGTGTTGTCTTGTGTTGATGGAACCTTTACTTGGATTCTATCAGACGCAACTATTCTTGGGGAAGCTCCTGCGATAGAAGGTTACTTTCTAAAAACTACAGCGTCTGCAATGGAATGGATTCCTAAATCTAGTGTTCTTACAACTGAAAGCTGGACTATTACGCCAGACGGCGGAACAGCTTATTTATACCAATGGGCTGGGGCTGCAAACTCTGTTAAAGGCGAACTAGTTGAAGTTGATAACACTTGGGAAATCGGGGGCGAAACTTTTGCAAATCAGCTAAGCAATTTAACATTAAGCAACACAACAATAGATAATACAGATTCGCATAGAGTTTATTTAACAGTTACAAACGACGATCCCTTTGTTGAAGTTGCTGTGTTCAACGCTTCTAATATGTTAACGAAAATAGCAGGAGGCGTTGGTGACTTATCTTCTGGCGGAACAATAGTTTTAGACGGCTATACCGTAGATAATATCACCGGGTCAGTTGACGTTGTTTCTAATGCCAGAACAGACATTACAGGTTATGCTACTTATGGTTTTATACAAGGATGCAAACAAGCAACGGTAAATTCTAAAGCGTTAGGCGTAATGTACACGGACAACGCCGTTCCGGGAGCGTCAGTTTGGGTTGTTCGAGAAGGTACAGCGAAGGTTTTATTAACAAACAATATTGGAGTATATCCTGGTGCTTTGATTGGAGCGGACGTTAATACTGGGTATCGATGCGCTGTACAATCCATTGTTTCTGACGGTTTTGTTGGTTGGTCCCAAGAATGGAACGGCGGAGGAACAGATCAGCTTATAGATGTGTCTTTGAGTTTAGGAGTAAGCGGAACAAGCGAAACAAGCGCTCAGCCTGTTGTGTCTCGAACTATATTTGTTGACGTAAATGGTGACGACAATACTGCTCAACGCGAAAACATGATGTTACCATATCGTACGATTCAAGCCGCATTAAACGCGGCACAAAGCGGAGATGTGGTGAAGGTTGGTCCAGGAACTTTTGCTGAAGACCGCATATATTTGCCTGACATTAAAGAAATTTCGCTAGTCGGCTCCGGTGAGTTGACAAAAATTGTAGGAGGTATTGAAGGCGAAGCTGTGATTTGCACACAATGGGATCCTTATCCTTCAACCAGCGATCAGATTATTACGATTGCAGATTTGTATGTTGAGCAAAATGGCCAAGGATCAAGTTTTGATTTTATGGGCGTACCATATAGCGAGGGCGTAAATCCCGGAAGTGTTTATGTAATTAATGTAAGAACTGTTGGTCAACAAGCTGCTCCTTTAGAATTTAGATGTTATCAAAATGTTTACATTTCCGGTTATATTGGCGAAGGTCTTAGTTTTAGAGCAGTGCAGCAGATAGATATCGTCAATACTCCTGGCTCTCCCGCCGGTATCGGTTTGTGGGTTAGTTGGCTTGAAAACGATACATATTATCCTTACCCTGATGTTGGAACAACGTTAAATGTTTATGGTTCAAATGTTGGCGGAGTTAGTTTAACCGGCTTCATAAAATTTAAAGCCTACGGAAGCAATATTGGCGGCATTACAGCTACTTTAACAGATAAATTTGCAGAACAAGGTACAGTTTATACTTCTGGTTGTAATGTTGGCGGGGCAGCAATTACAGCTACCGGAGTAATTAGTGGTGATGTTGCTGTTTTTGATTCAAGCAGCCTTGGCGGCTTTTCGCTTGAAAAAAGCTCAGGCCCTAATAGAGTAACTGCTGCCGCTAGAAATTGTTCAATTCCAAGTGGTGTTACCGCTGGCAATGGTTGTGATATAGATGCTAGAAAATCGTATCTTGAAAGTATTTCTACTGTAGGGGACGGTACGGTTTTATCTGACTCAAGCCTATATGATGCGGCTGGAATTAATCGTGTTGATGTTGGCGCCCTTACCGTGCCTTCTACAAATCAAGTTCTTGCACTAACCGCTGAGGGAGGTCTAGCGATTCGTATGACTAATAAAACAGGCGAAGCGTCTGTCAAAGGAAGCGTTCTACAAATTGATCGCACATGGATAATCACAGATACGGTTCAGCTATCTTCGCTATATCTGGAAAATGTCACCATGTCTTTTTCAGATGCTGGAAGGCTTTATCTTGAGGTTATCAATCAAGATCCTGATGTTACTGTTTGGGTGTGGGCAGATGAGGCGCGCTCTATTAAGGTTGCGTCTGGTACCCTTATGGGCGGTTGGGCCACTGGTGGTGCAGTAACCCTTTCTGCATCAGGCGGCTCTGGCATCAGCGGCACCGTGGATGTTGTTGCTTCGGCTGTAAATGAAAGCACAGGAGTCGCAACTCACGGAACAAATAATGGAGTCATACTTCCAACAGCTACTATAAACGGCATATTACCTCCGCCACTAATTGGTGTTATGTACTCTGACAGCGTATCAGACGGATATGACGTTTGGGTTGTTATCTCTGGTAAAGCTCAAGTTTTGACTTATGCCGGTGCTGCTTGCGGTGGACATTTGATTCTTAACCAAGCTGCTGCTCCCCATAACGCTAAGGTCTTATGTGAACTTGAACGCACAGCAAACTATGTGAACCTTGGTGTTGGCATAGCTTTGGAGCGGGTTACAAGCGGTCTTGTTCTTGCTAAGCTTGATCTTCGTGGATTTGGCTCGGCGCTGGTAGAGTAATTGAATCTTCGTAAGCATTATCAATTACCTTGTATTTAATTTGAAATGTTTTGGTTATTTTTAATCAAACAGTATTTTCTCAAAACAATCAAGGTTGTCATGGAAAGTGAAAACAAAAACGTCAGTGGTGGCAAATTAACTAAAACCTCTGCTGGTAGAAAATTTCTACTTACAATTCTAATTTTCTGCGCAGCAACGCTTATGTGTATCGTTCCACCTGTTGTGTCATCATTTGTGTTTAAAGCTGATTCTCCACTTATGGTGTTGTCTGGAGCAGAATGGGTAAGCGTTATGAGTCTAATTTGCGCTTTTTATTTTGGAGCAAACGTTGCCCAAAAACATTTGCTTAATAAAACGACACCACAAACAAATGGTGAAAATCCGTCACCATCTGACCCTCCTCCATCAAATAATCCGTAGGCAACAAGTTCGCCTATAGAAACACGCAATAATCTAGGATTTATCTTGAAGTAAGGCTTGACATCTTGTGCCCACCTTAAGGCAAAATGACAGCATATCCAAACAATATAGATACAGACAATGAACTTCCCGCAGTGGACGATAACAACGTTTCTGAAATTGGCGGAGATGTAATTAATCGTCTTCGTGATGCAATTTTTGCTATCGAACAAACCCTAGGGATTGAACCACATGGTACTGCCGGTTCTGTGGCTCAACGTATAAACACTTCTCTTGACGAAAGCGGAAATCTTCGGCCAGAAGCTTTAACTTCTCTTGGCTTGTTGACCAATATTATTGATTCTCAAGTTTCCGCCAACGCTGGAATTAAAGAGACCAAGTTAGCTTTGGATTATTCTACAGCTGCACTATACAACAATATATTTGCAGTTGCATCCAACTTGTCGGTATTAAACACACATGTAACCAACGTTGTTTATACTGATTTGTTAGGACACATTGGCGGGCAGCAATACATTTCTAGCGATCAATTCGGCAGACATGTTGCCTCAAACATTGATGTAAATCCTCCTGGGGCAGACCCAAGAGATCAAGCTTTTGTTAGTTCTGGATTACTGAATAAGACTGGTGGCGTTCGTCCGGCAAATTTGATGTCTGCGTTACTTGAAATTAACAACGAACTCGTAACTCACGAAACATCATCAGTCGGACAACATGTAGCTTCAGCAATCAGTTTAATTACCAATTCTTTTGGTGTTATCCCTACTTCGGCAAATAACGTTCAAGCGGCTATTGATTTTATTGATAATATGGCGGAAGCTGTTTATAATGAACACCGCGCCATTATGCATAGCAACGGCATTCCGCGTTCGAGCAGAAGTGAAGATTTTATTGCTGATGGATATGCAAACGCTCTAAATACAGCTGTTGTTTGTGAGACTTTCCTTGATTGGTCTAATCATCTAATTGACTTGGTGAAAGTTCACCCTGATGGTGTAACAACACATCAGCTAGACGAATTGTTTAGGCGGATTTCTGTTGGTGATAGTGCTTGTATTAATTATGGCGGATTTATCGCTCGTTTTTATATTAAGTCTATTAACCACGTTCCAGGTTCTATTTGGAATTTTAAGATTGATGGTATTCATCTTGAAAATAAACAACTTTCAACTCCTACTTATCCTGCTTATGTAACGTTTGAAAAAACAAAATTCGACGAAAATAATTTCGGTATACTCGCTGTTGCCGCCGCAAATCACAATCTATGGGCAGCAAATCCTGGCGTTCCCGGAAGTGTTATTGTAGTTCCGCCGTCATCGCCGCAAATGTGCGGTATGGATTTGAATCTGGACGAGCTAGATAGCACGCACCGGATGTTATACATCCATTTTTATCCTGACGGAAATCCAGCAAATGGTTCTATTGAACTTCCTGGGATTGACGTAACAGGCAACTTGGGCATTACCCCAGGAGCTTACACTTTAGATGACGTAATCTCCAATGTAAATTCTGCTTTTAGGTCCGCTGGTTATAACTATCGAATGGTTGCTTTTGAATACAAAGGACAATTCGGTTTAGCAGTTGCGGACAATTATGGAAACGCAGGTTTTTCGGTTGTTGCCGGACAATTTAATAACTCAAATGTCTTAACACCGTATGGTGAAAATAACGTTATTGGTAATGACCGTGAAGGTGATTACAAGGACGCTTTGGGTCTCGGAATTCACAAAGCAAATGTAGCAAGTCCTAAATATGTTACGCCTACAAGCGCCAGCACGTCTTTTCCGACAACAGTTTTTATTGGACGCTCAAACAAAAACTACAGCACAAACGGAGCATATCGCAGTGCTTTAGCTTCAGACCCGACCGTCAATACAGATGGATACTGGGACGCAACCATTATTGGCCGTACAGTGACTGCGGCTTCTGTTGAAACAACTTATGAGGTCGCACTTGATTTAACGCAAAGCAGAATTACAACTGGAAGCACTATTGTTGTTCTACCTGTAGAGGGCGCTTCATATTCCACCAATGATTATGGTCGTTTTATTGTAAAAAATGTTACCAGAACCGGTTGTCCATCTACTTCCGCACAAATCACTGTAGTAAACGCGATTCACGGTACCGGCTCAGCTATCGATAGTTCTTTAGGAGCAGGCACATCAGTTAAAATCTATTTCGGTTTTGATTCTGTATCGTTTTCCAGCAACGTATATGACGAAAACATTCCAGGTAACACCAAACGTTACTTTGAACTTTTTGTCAACATGGAAGGAAAAACTGAAGCATATGAGCGTGCTCGTTTTGCTATAGATTCTGTTGCAGGTTTGATTGATACATATTCTCTCGTTACAACAACGAAGAGCAACGGTTGGCACATCTATGAAGTAAGTCCAAAATTCAAGGGGTATCCTGAAGTTGGAGGTTCAACTGGTAGAAAATACGTTCGTTTCTATATTTTCAACTATGATAGCACAACAAAAGCTTATGACGGATATGTCAAGCAAGTAGATGCCACAAACCAAACTGTTTATGTTGGTCCAATCACCAGAGTTAGAAAAGGTGAAGTTGGTAGATATTATGACGATTCCGGTGTTGATTACATTGAAATCGGATTCAATGAACCATATAGTTCTAACGTTGATATTCTGTCAAGCTCTTCGGATATTAGATATCTTGATATTGAAATCTTCCAGACCGAATCTGATAATGATGAATTTATGCGTCTTGCATTTTGCGAGCAGCTATATCTTGCCGCAAATATAAATGGTGGCGTTATTGATTATGTCAAAGATAAACGAAATTTTGGAAACGTTGGAGAAAAAGATCTAACAGATAGTGCTCTTGGTTTTATTGAGAGTAACTCTAGGTTGATGCATGAAAACGGCGTTATCAATGGTTTTGATTTTGTCAAGACTGATGGAAATAAGTTTAGCTTTTTCAATGGCGGCATCGGGCATGTTGGCGGAAGAATTGTTAACAAAAACTCTTTTTCCGTAAAAGTAAACGCTATGTTCCCATTTGGGTCAAGCGCAACATCTTATGCTGCTTCCGTTGTTATCTGTCTAACCAGTCACGGAACAATTGAGCTTGTTCCTGTAGGAACCATTACTGTTGTAACTCGATTTGCAGTTAGTGGCGGGTCTAGATACGAAAGAATCTATACTATTCCTGAGTTGATTGAAAACAGGAAAGATTTATTGCCGCTTTGGGTTATCAATTATACTTGTGAAAAAACAGTAGATGGAGAACCCGTTTTAGCGGCCATAACGGACTGCCAAGATTTTAGAAGGTTTATTCGCAGCGGCAGTGTTGATGAATTACATGTAAGCGGCATTTCTCTATATAGTGAAACCAACGCATCTTCAACGGCTCTTGGAAACTTTGCTAGCCTACAGGCCGCAGTAAACTATGCGAAAGCTATTTCACTTAGAGCAAACACAACTATTCTAGTAAAGGGTCGAGTATACTTACCAGCTGAAGTTGTCATTTCGTCCAATATAACTATTGAAGGTGCGCCAAACAATCAAATCGTTTATACCGGACAAAAAGCCCTTAATATTGGAAACATTACGACTTCAATTCCTGTTAGCCAGGGGATGATACCCATAGTTTATCCTGATCATTTTGTCACTAACGTTCGAATTAAAGGTTTAAATTTCCTTCGAAAACTGAACCGAGGTACTGGCGCACAACCTTATGCTGCTAATGGTTATGGAAGCGGAACGATTGTTGCGTCATGTTTGAACGGCATGGTTCTATTTAGTAATATTACGGTTGAAGATTGTAGTTTTAGCACAGACACTGGAGCCGGATATAGAGCGTCTTGCTCTCCACACATTTTGTTTGAACAGATTGGTGACGGCGGAGAATTTACTAACATTACCGTTCGTAAAAATAGATTTACTGAGCCTAACGCCCAGTTAGATATTGCATTTGTAAATAGAGGCGGACTAAGTGTTATCCCTAATCCAACTACGAATCCTAACGCTAAAGGAACAGTTCTTCGAAACGTTTTGATTGAAGAAAACGTTTCAAATAAGTTGGGTTATATTATGTTGAGCAGCGATAACACATCTGATGCTGCCGGAACAAAATCACGAGGACTGTCTGCGTATGGCGTAAGTGTTTTGAACAATTCAACTGGATTCATTTGGTTGAATATGTCTAGATATTTTTATTTAGGCAGCAACGGGGTATCTTCAACAGATTATTCTTCAGGGATAGATCAGCCTCAATTAATTGTAGACAACAACAAGTGTATTGGAATTGGTTATAAAACTATCGTTGGTAGTGAATCAACTGGCCCAACCGATAACGGCTTACCAGTTGTAGCGACGCCATCAACTATTGTCAAGAACAACAAATGCAGCAGTGTTTATGTTCCTATGTTTGCTGATAAATACAGAGACGCAGCCAATGACAATTATCCAGGAGAACTAATTATTAGCGGGAATATTGTTTCTTTGAGCAAATATGAGGCGTCTTTATTTGACCCGAGCGATTCTCCTGTAAAGACAATCAATTCTGGTTATGCTATTTATGTTCCGTCCAACATCAAGGACATGTCAACTTGTGGCGCACATGTCATTATTGAAAAAAACATAATTGATTCACCGCAATATAAGCTTTATGGCGGCGGAATTGCTAACGACGCTTTGCTTTATCTTACTGGAATTTATTGTTATGTTCCAGCAAAAATTGTAAACAACATCATCTCTAAATGCTTTAGCGGCACAGGAATTAGCGTTGGTGCTGTTACAGCAAATCTTACTTTACCATTTGAAATTACTGGAAACACAATTGAGCGAGGAGTTCTTAACGTTTCTTCGTACATTCAAGTAGAATCAACGTTTACTGACAAAATCTATATTACAGATAATTATTTTGATTCAAACACGATTAACGAAGTATCAACAGACTTAATTTCCGCTACATCTGCATATCGATACAAAGTTGTCGCTCAGCGAAACAAGAACCAGTCTTTTACCGTAGATATGATTCCTCATTTCCGAGCAGAGCCACAATACTATCTAGGCAACGCTTATGGAAATCCAAGATGGTGGACAACTTCTCGCTTTTCTTCTACGTCGGCCTTTTATTCAAGAACCACAAACGTAATTTGCAACGTTCCTTCTCCAACATATGGTGGAGCGCCATATGGGTCAGCTGTTTTGCCTGCCATTATTGACCTTCCATATGTTGATGGCGCCACGCCTATTAAGATGGAATTTTATGTAACAGTCAGCAACACGCAAACTAACCCAGATTATACAGGCGAACAAATTTATCCATTACTATTCTACCCGACACTAGGTACGCTTAGCGTTTTTGGAATATCTAATCAGATTTCATTTGATGTTGGTACCGGTACAGTCGGCGCTGGAGGTTACCACAATAGTCACGCAGCAGTAAGTGTAAATAATACTGTTGATGAATATTTTGTTCGTGCGAGCGCTATCGCTACTACGCTAGTTTCTTTTGATCTAACAACTCTTGCGGCTAATTCATATTTCCAAAGTATTTTGTCATCGCAACGAACTATTCCATTGGCCTTGACTTTTGCTAAAAGCGCTGGCGGCTATAAAGTACCAATAGAGCTATATACCACGACAATTAGTGAAGCAAGCGGAACATATGACATGATTACATTGGCATCTCCCAAAATCACGTACCGTTATTAAAAGCAAATATGGCTGTTGGAACATTTATCCCATCCGATCTTTTAGCAATTCATAAAGTTGTACAGAATACCCAGCTGACAGCAGCCAAAGAACTGTTGGTGTCAACTTTGCGCGATTATTTCAGGCAAAGTTTTGATTATCATTACGTTAGCGATGAATATGGTTTCCCAAAAGTATTGGATAGAACTGATGTGCCTCTTGAAGCTGGTATTGAGGATGACGAAGCGACAAGAATTTGGATTGGTCAGGAAAGCAAGCAAGACGTAAACTTTTATCCAGCTGTTACTATACGTCATACCGGGGCTAACTATAAAGCTATTTCCTTTAACCAGGATAGAGACTGCGTTCAGTTTGAAAAACGTATCTTTACTGATGGTTACGGCAGAAATCACACAATCAGCGTTCCTCAATACTTCCTATTTGTTGGCGCTTGGGACACCAACTTTGACATTGATATTGAAACGGAATCTCCAGAAACCAGGATGGTTTTAGCTGAAAACATCACGATGCTTTTCCAGAACATCGCAAATTGGGAACTTCAAGCTAAAGGTCTCTTTATTAAAAGCACAAGACTAAGTGGAGAACAAAGTGTCGATAAGCACAATGATAAAATTTTCAAGCAAACTGTCTCCCTAGAATGTCGAGGCGAATATCGTCGCGTCATCCCAATTGACAGCGTGGTTGATGTAATTAATGTGTGCATTGAGTTTGGTCTTATCGGCAATGATTCCCCTCCTGCGGAAAACCTGCGTATAAATTTCGAGTTAGATTTACTCGATGTTTTACTTGGTGTAGGTTAACATTCCTGGAATCGTATTATTGTGTTGTAGCATAATACAATAATTGCACATAAATATGTGCAAAGCGAAGCAGAAATCATCAAACTAATCGAGGAGTATGCCAATAGCGCAGGCGAAACGCCTACTATTAAAGCATTTTCCGATAGATATGGATTTTATGCTTCTTCGATTGTTAGAAAATATGGTTCTTGGAATAATCTTTTAAAGAAGGCCAACCTAAAACCAAACAAAGCTGACACACGTTCTACAGAACAACTTCTTCTATGGTTGAAATCCCATCCTGATGCTCGTTACCAAGAAATTCCACTTGGTATCCGAAGCCGTCTTGAAACGAAATACAATTCTATTTCTGAGGCGAGAAAAGCTGCTGGTCTTCGTGTAACAGACTGGAGAACAGCAACTAGAAGGCGTAAGTATATCAAATCATCAAACAGTGGAAGACCAATAGAATTCACTGAAGATAAGATTATTGAAGGCTTGCAGAAACTCGCGATAGAGTTTGGCCGCCCTCCTCGAATTTGCGACATCACAAAGAAACGCTGTGGTTTTACACCGGCTGTTGTCATTGCCCGATTTGGCAGTCTAAACAGCGCGCTACAAGCCGCTTCGCTTCCTATCGTTAATTCTTACCAAGAACAAAACAAGCTAATAAAAGAGCTAGAGATTCTCGTTCTCAATGCAAAGTTAGTGCTTGGAGACATTCCTTGTTTCTTTAACTTTGAAGACGATACATTGAAACCAACGTTTGTTTATTTGAATCATTGTGAGCTTGTAAGACTTAAAAGAAGCGACATCAATGAGGAAGAGATAATAAAATACAAAAAAACGTTTGGGAAGGTTATTATTTGGTATTTAGTAGATGATTCGCTGCAAGATTCAGCTAACGCCTCTATAATTTGCACAATGGATCTCATTTCAAATTTAAGCGGCAACAAAATAGTAGTAGCTGAAAAACTAATGTCGTTACGAAAACAATATGATGAGCTTACAAGGGTATATGTTGGACAGCCCGTCATCGAAAAGATGGTTTAATAACTAAGTAAAAAAGGTAAACATGAGTCCAAACATTCCAGAAGCAGATTATTTGAATCCTAATGTTGTTGCTCACTCCGAAGTGGTAACAAGTGGGGTTTCTATTCCGGGCGCCAATAGAACCCTATGCATTATGGGGGAAGGTCGTCGTCGTGAGGTTATCGTCAATTTCGCAGCTGGTTATGGACAGGATGGGTTTAACGCAACCTATACTTCCACTTCCGGTGCTGACGGAAGACATTTTCTATTGAAGCACGCTCCAATTGTTTCCAATAGAACAGAGATTCGAAAAAACGGCGCGCCTCTTACTATCCTTGAAGGACCTATTACTGGCGCTACTTTTTCAAATCGATATGATGCCAAGGTAGATACTACTACAGGCCAAATTGAGCTTCAAAGAGCTAGAATTTATAATCAAGGCGGCGCAGACTATGTTCCTTCTTCGGCAAATACAGGCGACGGAACAATTACTAGTCTGACCTTAACTGATGATAACGCTCCTGAAGAAACTTGGACGGTACGCTGTACCGCCGTTCGTAGAGACACGTACGGTAATCCTATCGATGGTTATGGTATATTTACGGTAACTGGTTCGGTTTCTGGTAAAATTCTAAACGAGTCTGGCGCGCCGATTATGTGGCAATCAGATGGTGTTGTTCGAACCAACGATGTTCTTCGCTTTGCAATAAGTGAAGGCTCAACTCCTTTTGAAGTAAATGATATTTTTACCATTAGAGTTGTAAGCGGCGTACTCAAAGCAGGAGACAATCTAATTGCACACTATATTGCAACTCTGGACGTAAACGATCCTGAGTTCTTTACTGATATGGATCAAATTGTTGCAAAACACGGTCTACCAAGCACTGATAATACACTGTCTCTTGGTTGCCAAATTGCTTTTGCTAACTCTGTTCCAGGTGTATATTGTATCCAGTGCGCTCCTGGTATTCCTCGTCGTGTAACTTATACTCTTGCTGAAACCGCAACTGGCGGCAAAACAGCAGAAGATCTAACATTCCCTCTTCCGGTTGGAGTTGTCCCAGATACTGACAGCAGCATTAAGTTCTTTTATGTAAACAGAACTACAGGCGTTCGTACACAAATTCTGCCGAACAAAGTTGATTTCTTCACCGCAGAGATTGAAGCTGACATTTCGTCCTTCATTATAGGCGGAACATACGCTTATTCCTATACCGTTGTCAACGGCTATGGTTTGGTTAGAGATGGAGAAAACGGCAGCTTAACTCTTGATGTTCCGGAGTACGCTTATTTTGCTGACGATTCTGTTGTTTTCAATACAGATGATGCTGGTTCAGGTACATATAAATTGATCATAACTGGTTCAACTAGCACGAACAATAGCCCCGTTGGAGGCTTTGAAATCGTTGGCGTTTCGGATGGCAAACTCCGTATTCATCGCACTTCTGGTAGCTTTACCGAAGAACTCAATAGTTCAACTATCACATGGGAAATAGTTGATACGGCAACAGAAACATCAAAGATTTTGCTTACAGAAGATCTTGCCCCGGCCATTGGTCAGGGTCTAGAGTGCATGGTAATCGATACAAGAGACGCTACATTTTATGATGCTGGCTGGATTAGCGCTCTTGAAAAATTAGAGACAGTTAATGTGGACATGATTGTTCCGCTTCCTAAACAAACTATCAGCGCTATTATGCAAAGCACAATGGCACACTGTATCAGTATGTCTAGGCTTAAGAACGGCAAAGAGCGTGTACTTCTTACTGGTGCTGTTCAGGGTCTATTGCCGGTACACGTTACTGGCGAAGAGAGCGCTGCTGTTGAAGACCTTGGAGTGCTTGAAGGAATTCAAGGCGACGATCCACTAGAGATTCAGAGCGGCAATATTGAAGACTTGACCAACTACAGCGTCCGCGCTGCATACGGCTCAACGTATCGCTGCATTTACATGTACCCTGATCAGATTCTAGTATCTGTCTCTGGTACAAACACATATCTCGATGGATTCTACATGGCAGCCGCTCTTGGCGGTTGGCTATCAGCTACTGGCAACGTAGCAATGCCCGTTACCAATAAGGTCATTACAGGTTTCTCGATTCCTCGTTCGCGCACATTCTCCACGATTGTTGCAGAGAACATTACTCGTGAAGGCATCGTTCTCGTTGAGCCTGTGCTTGGAGGCGGCAGGGTTGTTTGGGGTAAGACAACTTCTCAATCCGGTTTCCCAGAGGAAGAGGAGATTTCCATTCTCTTTATTCGTGACAAAATTGCTAAGGTTTGTCGCGAAGCTCTACGCGGGTTTATTGGTCTACCAGAGAGTCCGACACTTGCCAGTAATATGTTGGTTCGAGTGAACGGTCTTCTTACAGCCTTTATCAATCAAGGTCTAATCACAGCCTTTAGCGATGTTACTGTTGCTAAAGATTCAGTTGAACCTCGCCAGTGGAATGTCCGTTTCAAGGTTACTCCTACCTATCCGATCAACTGGATTTATATCCGGTTTGAAGTTGGGTCATAACATAATCCTAGCGTAAATGAAAACGGATGTCCTAAAGGGCATCCGTTTTTGTTAATTAACTTATCTTATGCTAATGATAATCCAAGTATTTTAGCTTCTTTTAATTGAAAATTGTCAATTGATTTAATTTTTGTTATGTCAATAAACGTGTATTTAGTTGATAAGAAAGACTTGACAAACACTAGAGGGCACAATGGCTGACTATCCGCAAACTGGGTCAATTCTAACAAATAGCGGCGGGAATATTAACCAACTAAGCGCTGGAAGCTACGGTCAAAACTTTAACCGTACCGGCATTTCTCTCAGCACCATGATTCTAATTCAGGTGGGGGAGACTCCTGTAGGTGCTATTCAGGAGATTTCAATCAATGAAACCAGACCTATTCGCGTTATTGGCGAAGTAGGAACAGACGGTATCATTGACTCAGCACCACAGAAATACGCAGAGTTCCGAGGAAATTGTAACCGTATTCGGTTCGATCGTTTACGTATTGCAGAAGCATTTGGCCGTGGATTTACTCACGTTCATGCTCAACGCATTCCTTTCGACATTACGATTACGGATTTCTTTGGTTATTCTCCCTCAGCCGGACAAGACGCTAAGATTGTTACCGTTATCAAGAACGTTTGGATTAGCGGTATCAACTACACATATAGCGCAAGCGAGTATATCGTAAGCGATCGTATGGAGTTTGTTGCTGAAGCAATCTTTAGTCAGTTGGCTGTTGGCGGCGGAAATGTGGCTACTGGTGGAGCACGCGATCTAGACATCGCAGTTGACCCAATCGAACAGATGGCTGATCGTGGTCTGCGTCGGGGCTCTCTCGATGCACCCGGACTTCTAAATGCCGTCTATCAGTCCTAATCAATTGTTTCTAGCAAGTCTTCTCGCCTAAAACCCTCTAAAAAATTCAGTAAGTTATATATAACGGTTCGGACCCAATTCAAGAAGGAGAAATATGGGTAATATCGAAAGTAAAATCGGAAAAACGCCGGTTAGTTCTGTTCCTATGCGAACATTTACTGTTGATGATCCAACAGCGTTGCAGGACATTCCAGCGGCAAACGAAACTCCAGCACATATGAAGCAGATATCGCCGCAACAATTTCAGGAATACAGAAATCAAATTGCAGCGTTGAAACAAGAGCAAAGCCAAGGTTCTTCACAGCAATTTGGTTCCACCGAAGATGTTTTAGCTCCAACACGCGGCACAAGAGAACATAACCCAGAAGACGAACAGCTTCTTAGCATGTTTACTGGAAATAGTTCAAGCATCTCAAGAAATACTAGTCCGGTTGAGGAAAAAATGCCTCAAGATAGAAAAGACATTCTTGAAGTTCTGCTTGGCCTAAATCAAAAAACCGCTTCAACGGAAATTGAAGGTCACGAAATCGTTTTGAGAAAACTTAAGAGCGATGAAAACAAACGTATTTTCAAACACGTTAATAAGTTGCCCGACCCTATTGAAAAGATCTATACAACGAAACATTTTGTCCTTGCTTTATCTGTTGTTTCCGTAGACGGGCAAGAATTATCTGAAATTCTTAGTGGAGGAGAGGATGAAGACAAGCTTCGCCTTGAACTCATTCAGAATATGGAAAGCGAAGCTGTTGAACAACTGTGGAATACTTATAAAGACAAGATCAGCAATGTCTACAATGTTTCTTCGCCAGAAGCAACGAAGGAGGTTATTTCTGATTTAAAAAAATAGTGAAGGAGCCTGATCATAGATTTTTATGGCATTTGTGTGAGATGTTTCGGTGTGAGCCAGATGACCCTCGGATTACTGAAATGGACGACATCAAAAAAACTTGGATGTATTATAGCTGGCTCGAAAGCCAAGGCGAAGAAAATCTAAGGTTGCGTCGATTAGGGTGTTTGATTGGTTCATTCTGGAATCCGGAAGCAGCAAAAGAAATGCTTGGAATTGGGGTCAACAAAGTAGCAGTTTCTGATGAACAATTTGAAAAAAGCATTGAGTTCGTTAGAGAAAACAAAAAGGCTCCGTTTGTGCTAAAAGATGGCGATCTTATTTCCACTAAGTCTGAACAACCACCGGGCAAGAAAAGAAAAAAGAAGAAGCAAATTCAATTTGATATGTCTGGAGAATAATGTCTGATATATTTAGTCAAATTGGGCTTAATCCCCAAGATATCTTAAAAATAAAGAAAGCCCTTGACCCTGAAGATCTTCAGAAATTCTTACACCACTTAATGGAAATTAGTAACAAAGGCGGAGAAGCCTTTGTTAAGCTCAAAGAACAAATTCAAAAAGCTCTTTCTAAGCTTCAGAATACATCAGATATAGATGAGTGGAAAAGATCGTTTGAAAGTCTTGGAACTAAAGCGGCTGAAGTATTCAATAATATAACTTCGGACCTTAAAGTTTGGACTAACGTTTGCAATGATGCCACAACATATATAAAAGATTTTTTCAAAGCGATTGAAGAAGGTGACGCGACCGCTGAAGAGAATTTAACGAAATTGATTTCTTTGACAGCAATGTTTACTACAGAAGCTGCAAAATCTTTAGGACAATTCTCCGCAGAAGCAAATAAAATAACTGAATCTTATAAAGACGTATTGAATCTTGTACCCGTAGCAGGAGAAGCTTTTGCTAAGGTTGCCCAAAAAGCTGATTTTGCCAAAGGCTTTGAAAATAGTTTCATGAGCGCTATGGCAAAGGTTGGTGAAATGGACAAGGTCTTGGCATCAGGTATGTCCTTTGAAAATATGAATGGCAGAATGCGCGAGAACATGGATAAGCTAGTGCTTATTAGCGATTCTGCTGCGACTAAGATGGGCATGGGGATGAGCGAAAGCATCTCAAAAACGATGAAGCTGATTGAAAGTATCCCTGATGCTTATGATAAAACGTATAAGATTGCGGGGAAAGAACACGTACAAGCAATGCAGCTTCTTGAAACAGTAGCAAGAGGGACAGGGCAAACGTATGATTCTGTAGCGGCTGTTGGGCATCAAATGTTCATGACATGGAACACTGATGCTAAAGAAGCAGCCTCACGATTTTCTCTCATTTCATCTGCGGCTAACGACACAAATATTCCGTTTGAAAGATTGCGAGATACCGTTCAGGGCATTGATCAGGACTTTAGAATGTGGGGCAGATCAGCAGATGGCACAATCGGAATGCTCAAGCAAATCAATGAGATTCTAAAAGAGCAAGGGCTTGGTGCTAACGCCGTCCTAGAAATCCAGAAATCACTTGCTTCATCCGCAGAAAGAATGAGTTTTGATAAGAAAGCTTTCTTTGGTATGGAAGCTGGTATTGGTGGAGGCGCGGCTCATGCAGGCTTAGAAGTTGAAAATATGGTTCAAAAAGGAGATTGGGGTAAGCTGATTGGAATGATGCAAGATGTCGTAGGCAACATGGGCGGGAACGGGCAAGTAATGAATATGCAAGAGGCTTTAGCTACCCCTGGAGGAGCAGACATATACCTACAGCAGAGAATGGCTCTTCAACAGTTCTCTGGTATTGGCGACGCTGGTATGCTTAATAGAATTATGGATATAATGAACAAAACCCAGCTTGGCGAAGCGCCAGACCAAGACGGAATGCTTGCTCTTGAAAACGCTTTCAATAAAGGAAACACCATTCAACAGCATCAGTACAATGATCTGACAAGAATTGCAAACAAACTCGAAAATGGAAAGATTCTAGTAGCATTTGAAGCATTGGAACAACAACAGAATTTGACAGGTGCTGGCGGAAAAGAGGATTTATATCTTAAGGCTCAAGCGTTGGCTGAAACAAAAACAGCGGGCCATTTTGATACTCTAAGCCGTTCAGTTATCAATGATTTTAAAGGTTTGTTAGGTGATTTGCGAGGTATGGTCGTAAACTCTAAAGATATACTTGACCAGCAACTTAACAAAGCAAAAGGGGCTCTAGAAGACAAAAGACTTGCAAGAGAAGCTGATGAATTAGCTGCCCCTCCAGTAACTTCATCCGTAGCGCCTGTAATTCCATCTCGCAGTAAAAATTCAGCAGCAACCGGGCTGTATAATGCGGCGGTACAAAGTTTTGTTCCTCCACAACAGATTGTTGAAGATGTAAATGGAGAAGACGGCACAATAACACCAAGATTACCACAAACAGGGGTCGATACAGCTTCTAATCCAAATGGACCTCAAGGAACTCTTCGTATTGTAATCGAAAAGAACGGCGAAGTAACACATGAAGAATTTGTAAGTGCTATGCAATTATTTAGAGAAGAGTTTAGGAAAACCGTTAATGTTGGTCCGAACCAAAACAAATCCGCATAATTATTTAGAGGCTTATGGATAACAACACAATATATTCTACCAATGGTCAGTCGAGAGGTTACGCAACATATCGTCGTCAGCTTTTACGTTGGCTGGTTCCTGATGTTGGATATATTCAAATGTATGTAAATCCACAAAGCATCAACATCAATCGTGCCAAAGCAATTAAAAGCGAACGAACCAAAGGTGGATTTGTTATTCAGTATTGGGGAGAAGAACTTACAGACATCACGATTACCGGAACTACGGCTACCTCAGGAGTTGAAGGACTGAACATTCTTCATGACATCTATCGCTCTGAACAAATAGGATTTAATACTTCCGCTTTGAACGCTGAAGCCATTTATGAAAACGAAACTGTTCAAAGCTGGATTGATACCGTTTTTCCTAGCATTGGTGATGCGTTAGATTTTTTCAAGGACTTTGGAGACAATGGGCTTAATACTCCGTATGCCCAAGCAAAACCTACTTTAGCTTACATGGCTTCTTCAGTAGAAATGCATTATATGGGTTCGTCGTTCAAAGGGTTTTTTACTGGTTTTACTTGCACTGAATCCGCTGACCAAGCTGGGTGGTTCAATTACGACTTGAAGTTCAAAGCGTTCCTTGAACGTGGGCGCCGTAGTAACTTCATGCCATGGCATCGTTCTCCTACGGTAACAAATCAAACAATGAATTCAAGCGTTCCATGGGAACTTAATATGTCCTATTACAACTTAAGGTAAGAAATGTCACTATTTTCTCAGTCCTCATTTGATACTGTAGCTGATATTCTGGGTTTAGGTCCTGGCAGTTACGCTCGTGGATTAACTGAAGCAGCGCAGCAACTTGCGAACACGTTAGATAATACTGTAAAAAATAGTTACGTGGAATCTGGTTGGGTTGACCCTCAAAAAAAGGAACCCAACATACGCAATATAGTTACACAGACTCCAGAGCTTATCATTATTGTAAAGAAGAAAATGTTTTCAATGTTGAAAGACAATTATCCTATTGAACATATGGATAAAGATGAAAAACATTTTTATGCTGCTGCGAAAAAGCTTTTTGAGAATAAGTGTAGAGAAATTGCAGCGTATGAAAAAATATCCAAAGTTGAAAAGATTGTTAGAGAAAACAACGTACTGAATACTGGGATGGCGGCAGCTGTTATAGATGCTCTTGACTCTACCGAAGCTGTGTTTGCCGGGCAGGCAGATATTTTTGGTGACAAAGCTCTCAGCGCTGTTTCTTCTGTGTTCTATGGTAAATTCTTTTCGGTTATCAACAGAATTCGTGACTTGCTTTATTTGAACGGTTATTCAACTGTAACCAGTTGGACACAAAATACAAAAAATGTACAAACATTCATCGGTAGTGGCACAGGCGTTATTGAATTTGGAATTGTTACTTCTTTTAGCTGTACAAACTCTGTTAAATTTGGGGGTGGAAGTGCTAGTTTTTCTCTTTTAGACCCATACCGGAATCTAGCTATTATGGAATCTGATATCGAACGAGCAATCTTCGAGGTGTCAGACAATAAATTCAACCTCATGAATGGGTATGCTGATTCCTTGCAAAACGAAAACACTACATTGCTAAATGAACTAAATAGCATGAGGAGTCAAAGAGGAGCAAGTGCGGTATCCATCCAAGTCAACCCTTATGCCAGCAATTACAATAGAATTATTTTGTCACTTGATCGATATGGCATTGAACTAACAAGTCCTGGTGGAGAAGGCTTACGGGGCGATTTGTTTGATAGTGAAGTTGCGTCTGCAAAACAAATTTTTAACACACTAATCAATACGTATCGAGAGCCATACGTAGACGCAGCAGGACAAGAAAGAATTCAAGATGGAACCATTAACGGACGAGGGATAGCCGATGTAGAACTGTTTAGAAATGACGAGAAAAAACTGTTACAGCAGGTTTTTGATAATGCTTCGTCAGTTGCATCTCTACGATCAAAGGATTATTCCGACTTTGTGGATTATGGTAGAAGAACAAATTATGTTCGACGCTTGATGCGCGAAAACTTTCTTGGTAAACAAGTTATTCAACCGCTGGATATTGTGTCAGCTTTTATTTCTTCACAAACCATTGATGACAACGCAGTCCTGGCTGGATTGAAAACTCTTTCTGTCGATGAAAGTAGCAACCCTATTGATTCTTTCCTTAATAGCACGGTTGGACAGGTATTAATTCCTACCGCAAAAATTGATGCTTTTATTGCGGATACAGCGTTTCAAGCTACTGGTATTCCAGCGCTTACCAATGCTGTCGGTGACCTTGTTGGAGGCTCGGATGAGTCTACTACCTTCGATGCTCCCGCAGAAGGAGCAATAACAGCTAGAGAGTTCTTGAACAAAGGTGTTTATGATCTTCGCTCAATTGCTTCTGGTGGGTCAGGCCCGCTAGGTCAATTAAACAAAAATATTGGAGATCTTAAAGACCTTTGGGGAGATATGTTTGGGACCAAAAAGCCTAACTATGCTCTTGAAGCTGAAAAGAACATGTTGGCTGGCCCAGACTTTCCAATGTACCTGTATTTGTCTCTTAGAAAGTATTTTGGTTCAAGTGATTATGGCACCTGTGTTTTCAATGGGGTTGTTAGGCGTGTAACAGAAGATGGAACTCCTGGTTCTTACACTGTAAAGGTAGAATGCAAGGATAATTCATTTTACTTTGAGCAAGGGTTCTATCAGGAGAAGCCGTCTATCAAACAGTTCAATGGACATTTGTACGACCCATTAACCCCGTTTGATTTAGACTTTGACGAAGCCACAGGCAAAGTATCTGACTCGAATTTCCAGCTATTAGATGAAAATCTTGATTTATTAAAGTCTAAAGTTGTCAAATATAAATTTGGGCGTTTTGTAAACAAAATTGTAACTGCTGACAACTATATGGATGCAGACTTTGATAACGTGAAAAATAGCGTTAGCATTAGTAAACGCCAAGCTAATTATTTGCTTGATAATATTGCTGAGCGAGTTTCATCTATTCAAGATGTCACGAGAAAGATATTTCACAATGTAGATGGTCTTGTTTATAGATGGAAGCGAGGTATTGGAACCGCTTGGATTGATAATTCCGGCAAGAATATGGCTGGGGAAGGTCTTGCTGAGCAAAACCAGAACAATAGAGTCGCTAATGTAATCAGACAGGACCCATTTGCTGGACAAGATATTGTTAATGTAATTTCTTTGTTGATCACAGCGGAGCCTTACAATCTTTCTACTTTTATTGATGCTGGAATCAAAACAGGAATCCTTAATATAACAAAAAACGGAAATCCCAATGATTATATCAATGCGCTAACCAAAATGGTTAGAAAACAAAATAGCATTTGGGGTGAATTTATTCCGTTCAAGAGGTTTACATTAAGCACCAACATGTATAGCCAAATGTTGGCTTCACAATTCGCCATCAAATCTCAAAGCAAGCAGATTGGCAGTCTTCAAGCTCAAAAAGCCAAGTTAATGCAGCAGCTTGTTAAAACAGACACCAACTTTGCTACGCCAGAAAACCTAAAAGCGCTTTCAACAATAAAATATCCAGCTAGCACAACAATTGTCGTTCAAAACACAGAGTCAGTAGCTGTTGCTAAAGAAATTGTAAGGCTTGACGCGCAAATAAAACGAGCCGAAAATGAACTTAGAATGGCTGCGTTATCCGATTCTTCAAGACTGTTTAGAATTGTTGGTGATCAAGAAGTCATGTTTGATTCCTATAATGACATTGACCCACAGACGCATCAGCCACGTCCGGCGTTAGCTGAAGCTACCAGAAACCTTACAAAGAAACAAAACTACATTACGCAACGGAAATTATGGCAAGTTAAATCAAATACAGATAGAAACTTGTTTATTGTTTGTGATGAATATGACCAAGACGTTGATATTCAGGGCGCTGTTCAGAATTTGTCTGACTTTCAGATGATCAACACTAACTGGCAAAAAACTGGCGATAAAATAAACGCTTTAGCTAAGTTGGTAGGCTTTGAGATTTTTTGTAACTCACAGGGCCATATTGAACTTCGCGTTCCTCAGTATAACCGAGTGCCAAGCAGCGTGTATTTTGAAATGATTCGAAAGAAACGCAACTATGGAATTCAATATTACCCCACGTTTCTTGAAAAAACATTTACAAATCGTATTATGAATATCTTCGATGAAATAGAAGAAGTCGAAGATTGGATTCGAGTTTATACAACTCTGCTTGGGTATTCTACCGATGCTGATCGCCAACTCTTTTTGGCTGGCACTTTAGGCACCAGTTCTGGAAGTGAATTTGCATTTATCACCGATGAAAATTCTGGTTCGTTGGCATCATTGCGCTCAGCAGTAACTCAAATCTCTACAGACTACACAGACACCTACAATAACAAAGATAACCTATGGAGTTCATTGCTCCAGAGTCCTGTCACTTTGTCGGACGTAGGCGATTTCTATGAAAGAAATACTAGCAATTCATTTGTTTCTGGCCGTTTTAATTTCTTCCAGAAAAACAATCCTAAAGTTTTGGAAAATGTTTCCGTCGAAGGAACTGGCGACCAAGTTACGAATTTCAAAAAGGTTGCCCGAGACACATTCAATAACTATGATATTCTAAAACAACTCAGCAATTTAAGTGATTTATATGACTCCAACAAAACAACACTGGATTTTGTTGGAACAGAAATGATGGAAAGCATTCTAGAAGACAAGATTCATCGACTTGAAGCGAAGACAGGCAAGAAAATCGACATTCATAAATTCGTATCCAATGCTTTCAGCAATTCAATGTCCGGCTCGGTCAAATTCTTGTCTCCTATTGATGTAATGAATCTTCAGGGCAAAATTAGCCAATGTGTTTCTACAAGATATCGCGCCATTCTTTCTGCTGCAAATATCATAAAAAACATCGATCAAACTGCACGAGCGGCATCCGACCCTAACACTTTGGGTGGCGTACTGTTTCCGAATTTGTTCAAGACGGATGATATCCCTGATTATATGTACCATATGATCGAGGATGAGGCCGAGGATGATTATGGTTTCGGGTCAGGTAGAAGATTTGTTGTTCACCCCAAAGATGTTCTCAACGTTAGTTACGGAGAACAAGACCCAGAATTTACTTCTATATGCGTAAAAGGCGCCGAGCAAGGCGGTTTGGTAGGTGACCAAGGCTTTCAAATTGGTGCCGGAATGGAAGTCCGCAGTGTGTGGGCAACGTCTTATGATTTATGGAGAATGTATGGAGCGAAGGATGGCGGTACAAGATATCTTCCATTCCTTAACAACGTAGAAACTCAAATTGCTCCCTACGCTATTATGTTGCTTAACCAACAAAGAGCAGGGCTTCTACACGCTTCCGTTACAAGAACCGGAAATGAATATGTCCAACCAGGAGAAGTATACTTCTTAAAAGACAGAGAACTTTTGTTCTATTGTGAAGATGTTCGCCATAACTTCACTTACGGTTCAAATTTCACAACAACGATGACTCTTACTTACGGGCACACTGTTGGAGAATACATTCCTACTCCTCTTGATATTATCGGTAAGTCTATTTACCGTGGACATCATACAAACGTTGGAGATTATCGAATGTCTCACCCCGCAGGAGCAAGCGTTGCTTCAACGTCTGAAGTTTACCTTGGTACATTGAGATTTGACCCAAATGCTTTCACAGATGTCGCTAAAGGAAAAAAGATGTTGCTTGGCGGACAATATGGAGAAAAGAACAGAACAACTCTTACAGATATTCTGTATAAAATACAGAATCTATTAGATAATTACAATTACCCTGTTGGGAAAAGCACTTACTCATGCATTTCCGTTCGTATTTTCCAAGATAAAAAGGGACCAAGCACTTGGAATAAAATTGCAGCTGAGGAAGCCATTACTCTTCTTAGAAATCCAGCAGCAGTGTTTGAGGAAGAAGAAAAGAAAGAAACAATAACTCTTCCTAGCGCTAAGTTTATTGGCGGAGATGAAACCGCTTTTACAGATAAGCTGGGCGAGCCTCGAATAGTAGCTTTATACGAGTTCAAAACGAAAGACAATCTATCCTTCAATACGGTCAGGTCTCCTTCTGTTACGGCAATCAGTTATGCAAAAGAGATGGCGCAAGATGTAAATATGTGGGAAAAAATAAAGCTAACATTTAGCCCTGACAACCCGGATGAAACGTCGGAAAAAATAAAGAGTGCTTTAGTTGACAATATTATCGATATCTGGGTTGAGTTTGTTGACTTGAACGATAGTTTGCGCCAAACCCTAGGTAATAGTGATTTGGGTTCATCATCAAAAGCTACAGAATCAAAGCCTACACAGTCCCTCGTTACAGCTAAAGTTAAAATAGGTTAGAATTTAGTTTTTAGTTAGATATATAGAGAAAAAAATGACAAAGGATTTTTTAGATACCCTTCGAAAAATTCAAACCGAATTTTCACTTTCAAGCGCCTCTCAGGAAAGCGTTCCAACGACTAATCCAGATGATTATGACGCTAAGATTGCTTGCATAACAAGCATAGACGAAAGTAAAAATAGAATTCAAGTAAGGCTTATCGCTGGTGATTATTTTACCGATGAGTTTCCTGTAATCTATCCAGGTTTCATGGGAACGCCAGATGGCGCTGGGTTTTGGCACGGTTTGTCCGTCAATGATGTTGTCACTGTAACTTTGGCTCAAGGAAAACGTTGGATTATTACAAACAAATTAAACAACGTAGCTTCTAATCAAATAAATGGAACAAGAGTTTTTCCTCAGGACGAAGACATAGGGGTACCAGTCAAAGAAGGTTCTTACGGGTTTAGAGCTAAACTACAGTCGCCAAAACAAACTATTGGTGGCAGGTTTATGTCTGTGATGGCTGTTCCTGGTGATGGGATTCATATAGGTGCGCCTCCATTTTCATCTTTGTTTTTTGATTATTTTCCAGACACAAACGGAACAGACAAATCTTCGTCGGTTGTTTCCCTGCAAGGTGGTCAATTATATAGTTTTTCAGAAAGCGGTTATTCAGTTGCTGGTATTGCTTTGCGCCCAAGTCAAAAACCAAGCAACGAGATGTTAGATCCTCATGATGAAGAGCGCTGGTATCGTGGTTTGAGCGCAATATGTTTAGACCCATCTCGAATAAAATCAAATGTTACCGACAAGGAAGCTATCAGAAACCCACCGTTCAATGAAGAGCGTGAGGTTACTTATGAATTTGCAGAAAGCTCAGGCGTAGACGCTGATTCTATTGAAAAAAGAAAGCAAATGCTTCATGCTTTTGAAGACACAAACGCGATAACAATTTCGCGTTCATCTTCAAGTCGCAGAAACCGAAAATATGATACTTTGAGTCTTAGCTTGGTTTCTCCCAATCAATTGATGGAAAGAGCCAAAGGTACTCTTATAGATATTTATGGTAATGTCCTTGATTTGAATCGTCAAGCAATTCCAGTAGGCAGCGAACAATTAGCTGGGCTTGATGGAACAGAAAAATCATTTGATATTGTGCGAGCATTGCATAGAAAAGGTGTTGCCCATCACTTTGAATTAAATGCTCGAAAAGATCCAAAGGAAGATGTATCAGAGTCTGGGATTGGGAAAGAATACGGAGCGACTTCGGGAAGTTATAAGCGAGAAAGAAGCCGCTTATTCTTTGATATCGACAAAGAAGGCCAATTTAAGATTAATATACCCGCTTCTAGCGAAGTAGGAAACGTAGGTCTTTTAGTTAGGTATGAAAACGCTTCTACAATAAATGCGGTCAAAGATAATTACGGTACAAATTATGATACGTTTGTCCAACCAGAAAAAGGTAAGTCAGATATTCTTGTTGATGAATTTGGTGTAGGTTGTGTTGCTTTAAAGGGCAACGAAAAATTAGTTCCTACGGACAGAATAACATCTAAGCCTGTCAAACTAGGAACAGCCTTCCATGACATATCAAAAACTTGTTGTGAGCCAATATATCCGACTGGGAATGCTGCTGGCAGCCCTGGCAAGCTACTAGAAGGAAAAGGTCCCGCTATCTTTGCTGGGCCTGACGCCACAGACAAGAAAACATCTGTTGTTACCACAGAAATCAATATTGATGGGGAAGAAGCAAACGCCGGAGGGCGGTCTGGAACTCTTGTTTTTGACGGAATGTTAAATTGTAGTGTTGGCGCCAACTCTGTTGATAGGCAATCTTTATGGTTGGACTTACAAGGCGGAATGATTTCGCGTATTGGAAGAGATAAAAACAACATCTCTGTATGCAGTCAATTAGACGGAAGCATGTTTGTTCAACTTGGCTCCAGTGGGACACCGCTAGATAAACGTTTCACTACCAAAAAAGGGTTTACAAGCGACGCAAATATCAACGTTATTTTTGAAATTAGAGTTATAACTGAAAACAATCGTTTTCACCGGTTTAGAATGGATAACTCTGGAATTCTGTTTCAAACCCCAGGGTCTTTTAGAGTTCTGGCTGCTGGAGAAGTGGAACTGCACGGCTCTAATATTCAGAACAACGCAGAACATATCGTTGACTATGGTTCATATTTTGATCCAAATAAATGGATGGTTTCTCGTGATGACACAGGAGATGGTAGACCAATGACCACTCAAAATGAATTCGTTCCAGACGGAGATACAGGGCCAAGCACAATAGTATAGTTTAGGAGAAGAATGCCTCGATCAGGTAAATGCAAAACAGATTCAATCAATTTTGATATTAATGGCCCGATGCTGCCATATCCGTCTCTTCCTGGATTCGGGCAGAATATCGGTTTGCCAGATCTTGGTTTGGCTCTTCCAGAAGGCTTTCCAGAAAACATCTTTGATCTTCTAAATAAACTAAAAATTAAATGGCCTGGAGGAATTGATCTACAAGGGTACTTGGATAGTTTTATGAAAAAGCTATCCCACTTGCTTGCCAACTTGTTGACACAAATGTCTGTATTTTTGGCTATTTACAATTTGATTTTAGCAATCATTCAAATGATCGTTTGTATCATTGAAGTATTGTGCGGTGCGATTCGAAAGATACCTAAAAAATTAAAGAAGCTTTTTAGAACATGTATTCCTATTTTTATTTCTATTTTCCCGTTCCTCGCTCTTATAGCATTGATTCTTGCTATCATCGCAATGCTGATGGCTCTTATCAATTACATTATTGCAATGCTAAAGAAGATTTGGGAAGAACTCAAGCGCAATTTTGAAAATCTGAAACATTTAGTTTTAACTGACGGTAATCGCGCAGGCAATATTGCTGTTGTTCGTAAAATTTCGTCGATTTTGTGCATCTTAGAAAACGTTTTGATTATGTTTTTATTGGTGAAGGTTGTTATTGACACAATCAAAGCTCTCTTGAAACGCAAAATCAACAAACCTTGTTCCGGCACAAGTGATTGTAGCTGCTGTACAAGTTGTTCAGATTTGTTGCAGCATCCGGACCAAGTAGCTAACAAGAACCTCACAATTACTTATTCGGGTTCAGCGCCTCTAGTTGAAAACCTGGATGCCACCGAGGTCGTCACAGCTATATCTACAGATATGGTTTCGCCTTATCGTTTTACAGAAATTCTCAGTACAACATTCAATGGCTGTAATGTCGGTCCATTTTTCCCGCCTCAGCCAATTGATTCTTATACTGCTGACCGTGCCCCATACGTTTTGAACATCAAGATGCCGTATACTTCTTCTCTTGGCACAAGGGAAATTGTGGTGAATGATGTTGTAGTAGCTTGGGTCGAAGCTGACCCTGTTGGAAGCGGAAAGGTTCGTTTGGTGGGAGGTAAAGCCGAAGACCCAAGCAAAGAAATTACTGGGTATACTTTGCTTCAATGTTTACGCGGCAAAGATATGCCTAAGATGGCTCCTGGTATTCCAGTCAATTCTATAACAGTATCTGGAACAATTGGTGAACTCAAGGTTAATCTAGAAGAACTATTTGTCTTGAACCTAACATCTGCTGATTGTATGCCTGAGGTTGCCGCAGAGAGAGACGCTTTCTTCGCCACTATTGATGATAGTATGTTGGATGACCTTGTTTTCCCTGATATAGGCGAGGCAATGGACAATATGACCAACGCCATTAATGGTTTGAGGGCAAATTTTAATGACGCAAACATTGATAATTTCTACAACAACATGAATGGTATCTTGGGGGACCTTCTCGACCAAGCTGAAAATACCTATACTGATACTTTGAATTTTATGGTGAGCCCACTACATTCTACAGCTTCATTAAGTCCTGAGATTCAATTTACCGGCAAAGAAATTGATGTCATTGTAGTTCTTCGAAATGCTGTGCTTCAGACTATCAAGGATGTTGTAGGAGATTATGCAATTCCAACAAAAACACAAGACGCTCTTAGAGAAAAAATTACAGCTGAGGCTTCCTTAGGTGTTGTTTCAGATTTCACTTATGACAATGACGGCAATTTTGTCGCCAAGATTGCTAGCACTACTGAAGGTGATGGAATTTTGAAAGTGTTTTGGGACAAACAACAACTTGGGCAGATTATACGCCCTGTCAATTTGGATGAACCAACGACAATCGTTGAAATAGAACTGCCTTATTCCTTTGTTGGCTTTACGGCTGATGAAGTTACCAAGCCTCGCAGAGATGAAAGCGACACAGCAAACAACAGGTAAATTATGGGATCTAACGAAGTCATTAAAACAATTGTGGAAACATATAAACAGTTTCCATTAGACAAAGGGTCTCTCCAATCTTTTATATCCTCAATTTTTGCTAAAATTGACGCGCATAGATTGCGTGTAGTCAAAGACGAAAACAATAAGGTTTCTACGGAGGATATGATTTCTTCCGGGCGCACTCTTGATGAAACCTTTGATGAATCTTATTGCCATGCTTTCTACCGCATGTTGGGCCTCCCTGTGATTTCTAAGAATATGAAATTCTACAATCCAGGGTCTTATGGAAAAGCAATGACGCACACAGAGAATCAGCTGTTCCATAGCAACATCAATAAAAATCAAGACGTTGGGCTGGCTGCGTTAGAAGATTTGCGAGAGTCTAGTTGTAACTATAACCTGTTTTTATTTAGCAGCGAAGGAACTTTAGCAAGAGAATATAAGATATCTATGCTAAAATACCCGAAGCCGATTTGTATGCTGGGTGATATTGACTCTCCTTTCAAGCCAGATAATGAACAACAGTTAAAAATTACTGAGCGAGGAAGTGATAGTCTTTATGTGAAACATTTTTTACGCCCATTCAAATGTAACGCTAAAATTGCGCCAGCTTCAAAATCTAGAACCGCAGCTAAGCTTGCGGCTCCTTTCTATGAAAGCAAGATGGATGAAAGTGTGGAGAAATTAGAAAAGCAATATATTGAAACTGTTTGCAAATTGCGTTTTACTGAGCCGTCATCGGATATCAAAGGCCAGATTGAAACGATGATTGCGGGAATGCAAACGGTAGAAATTGACGGGAAGAACCCGTTCAAGAAGCTTTTGTCCAATCAATCAGCTTTAGAGATTTTTGTATCTAACGTTTTGTTTGCAAATTTTGTAAACGCCTGCTTGATATATTCTGATAAAATTGCAGAGTTCCGAAGTCTTGGAGATAAAATTGATGCAGCACAAGAAAAACAAAGCAAGATTACAGCTAAGATTGAGCAGCTAGAGCGTGACTACAACTTCTATTCTGGGATGGTCGTGTTCATGCCTCCGGATTTCAAACACAAATTCAGAGGACAAGAGTATGCTTCTCAGAACCCACATTCAGGAGTTCTTGCCTCAGAACTTGTTTCTTTAATTGATTCGCCCGCAAGTTATTGTCTTAAGAATTTAGAAAGCGCAAAGAGCACAGAAAAAAGTATTAAAGCAGAAGCAAACGAAGTATCCAATGATATGTTTTATTACACAGGAGAAGTAACTGGAATTGGCATTATTGATATCTTAGCTTTAATGTTGGCCTTTTGGTTAATCTCCAGAGACGCTCTAGTTTCTATGCTTGATGAAGCATCATTTAGTAGACTCTGGAACGATGCAAATAATGAGCATTTGAGATGCGAGGCGGTCAAGACCCGCCATGACAAACAAGCCCCACCGCTAGACATTGAGAAAGCCCTCACGGAATACGATCAGCAGGTCTTCAATCTATTAAGTCTAGCTGATTCAATAATTAAGCATAACAGCAAGGACAAATCCAAATAAAAGGCGCATGTCTTACGATTTGAAGCTAGAGAACGGAAACTTAAAGATTGCTTCCAACGGCGATTTGGAACAAGTCAAATATACAGATAAGCTCGTACAAGACGTGCTCAAGCTTGCAATTACGCCTCTTGGCGCAAACCAACTTGTTTCTTGGTATGGCTCTAGCGTCGGCAAAACGCTCATTGGTGAACCTGCCGATCTTGAATTCGCCAAACAAATAACATCAACCCAGCTGGCTTCTTCGCTTGAAATGTTGAAGCTACTACAAACAAAACAAATGCAGTATCAAAACGTTGCCGCATCAGAGGCAATAAGCAGGGTATTACAAGTGTATGTTGGGAATGATAAAACTGAACTAAGACAAGTCAATGTTATTATTTCTGTTCTAACCAGAGCAGGTGTCAGAATAAACCCATCCTTTGTTGTTCATATCTAGTTAAAGAGAACCATGGTTGTAATCCTATCAACGGCCCAGATCGTCCAGAGAACAATTGATTTCCTTAGAAATGCACAGCCTCTTCTTGATATTAAAGAGGGCTCGGTCGCTCGCGATCTTATGGTTGATTCTGTTGCAGTAAGGATGAGCGAACTATATGATGAGCTTAACAAAATTTCTACTTCTCAGTCTTTAGCGCGAAGCATCGGCTCAGAACTTGATAATCTAGTAAGCAACTATGGTGAAAGTAGACGCCCTGCCAGCAGATCAATTGGTCCAGCTATACTAACATTTGAATCTATTTTATCGGACCTAATTATTCCAAGCGGAAGCTTGATCTACTCTAAAAGTGGCGTAACTTTTCGTGTAATCAGCACCTATTCTATTACGAGCGGTGATGAGGCTAGATATAAGTCGTTAGCTACAAGACTTCAGTCAGATCTTAGTTACCTAAATATTAGAGATCCTTATGCTATAGAAGTTTTAGCAGAATGCACGACTACTGGAGCCAGCGGCAACATTAGTAAGTATGCCCTTACATCAAGTAATATCACAGGCATTACTGGCGTCACGAACGTTGTAGCTTTTAGCGGCGGACTTCAGGCTGAAAGCGACACCGCATATCGCAACAGAATCATTTCCGTTTTCTCTGGGTCTAACACCGGAACAGAACTAGGCTACACCAACAAAGTAGCCGTTGACCCAGCAGTATTGAGCGTTATCACGGTTGGCCCAGGTGATCCATTGATGACTCGGGACGATTCGATTCAGATGACGGATTCTAGCGGGAATCTTGTGTTAGATGAAACGGGCGAACCTATTATCACTACGGACGGCACGGGTGGGAAAGTAGATGTATATGTTCACGGCTTCAGACTGCTCGAAAACACACAGAGCACTATTTATAACGATAGGTCTGGACAAGATGACGCAACAGCGTCCCAAAACGATTTGGTTCTAGGACAAATTCCTGGGTTTGAAACCGCTTCTCTTAATAAAAAGCGCATGCACGCTAAGAGGACAAGAGCGCTACCTGCACAACCAGTTGTTTCTATTCTTGAGGTTGTTGGCTCTCGAAGCGGAGCATTCCAAAGCGAGACGATCAATGAATATGGCGTATCTTCTGGGAATTATCGTCTTGTAAAAGACACTGGAGCTTATGCTGGCAGCCCGTTTGGTTTGGATAAAATCCAATGGATTCGTAATTCTACTGAGATTCTTGGAGAAGACGCAACAAAAACAAACAATAACGGACAGGACTCTTTAACCTATTCAGACGTTCTTAATATTCAGAACGTGCGAAGAGTTATTACAGTCACAAATGAAAATTCAATTGTTAGTAAAGCTGATCGGTCTGAGATTACTTTAGCTCACACTCCTATCCGAAACATTATTAAGGTTGTAAACCTTACAACTGGTGAAAGATATGTAGTAAGCGATCGTAACCCTGATGGCGTCAGCGGAGCATATAACTTGACCGGTAGAATTATTATCTCTGGTAATTCGTTGCCTTCTGTAAGCGACACCTTGCAGGTAGATTATGAGTGGATTTTCTACCACGACACTTATGTTGATTTTGATTCCAAAGCAATATCTGATAACATCAGAACGGCCACCGATTGTGTAGACTGGGGCTATTCAAACATGATTCGTCGAGAGCAAGTAATGCTTTCGATTGACAATAATGTTGCTTCCCTTGTCGTGTCATTACCCGTTGCTGCCGTAGCAAATGTGAACAAAGTCTACACTGATTTGTCCAAAATTGTTACACTTGATAATTCCGGAAACCTACAAATCAGCAACTTAACACAATCAGTTTCTAATGTTGTTTCTGTTAGAACAATATCTGGAAAAGAATTATTTAGAACCAACAAAAACAACGGTTATTTCGACAACAACAAGATTGTTTTACCAACCGATAGTCCTGCCGCTCAAGGTGACATCGTTGATATAGTTTATAATGCAAGAGATATTTTTATGGTCAACAATGTATCTGGAAGCTTTTCAGATACAACTATTACTCTTTTACCAGGAGCTATAACCGAATACGGACTTCAAGACGGCGACTTGCTTGAAGTAAATTACATTTGTTCAGTATCTGAACTGTTCCCCACAACGGATATTTCTACGCTGCCTGCTGCTGGGCCGACAAACGCAAACAAGTTTAACACAGCATTAAGAACTGCGTTTGGTTTTCAGCCGATTTGTAATGTGTTCTCTGGAAACGTTATAACCGGCAACCTAAGAAAGTCGCCATCTAAATTGGCTATTAATTTCTCCGGCATTCTTACTCCTGGAGTTCTTAGTATTAAGGGCGACGTTTACAATTTGTTTGATCAGGTAGTATTTACAGCTACATCAAATGGCATCATACAAGACTTGACCGGAGCCATTAAATTAGGGCTAGGATTAGGCTCGGATGATTCTTTACCGGCCAATATTCGTTTGGCTAAGATTGTAAAGGTTGAAAAAGTTGAAGCAACCAACAGTATAGTTACTTCGGTTCTATCTGATTACGATGTTGTTGGGTACAAGCTGAAAAACGCAGACTTCACTTTAGATACAGCCGTTACAGAAGCTACTTTGCGCCCTACACAATTTGAGCTTCCTAGCACCACGACAAATGAGGCTTCGCCTATTTTGGCTGGCGATAAGCTAAGAGTTTCATTTTATACTTTTACTCCGGATGTTACTGAACAAGTGTCTGTTTCAACCAACGGCATTCAATACACCACAAATAGTTATGGGCACATAACTCTTATTTCTGTTGCCAGCGGATTCAAAACAGGAACAACGTATACTGGATCTATTTCAATATCCGCGATGAACCAACCTTCTATTGGAACAAGATATAAAGCCGCTTATACGCATAGGACTCCTAAACCAGGAGAAAGAATCACGATGCGATATAGCTACAATTCGCTTATCAATGACGTAACTATAAACTTAGAACGAGATCGTCAGTTGACCGCTGATGTTTTGATCAAAGAAGCGCCTTACATCCAAATAGACTTAACTGCCTCTATTATTATAGCGAAAACACACAAGAACTCATCAAGATCAGTCGCTCAAAGCGTAGCCGATGCTATCACGGCAACCATCAATCAACTTAAGATGGGCTCGGTGCTTCATGCTTCAGATCTGATTAATGCCGCGTATCAAGTTGCTGGGTTAGATTCCATAAGAATTACAAGGTTCAACAAGGCCGGTCTCACCGGTCAGGTTTTGAAAATTCAAACGCTAAGAAATCAATACCTTCAAGCAAACACAATTTCAATAACTATAGAATAACCCAGCATAAGTAAGAAAGAATATCCTACCGCTGCTAAGGAACGATGGTAACAAATCTCAGAATAGTGGAATGTAAGGTTTTAAATTCTCGCACAATTCGAGCCAGATTTTCTGAACCGCTTGATTCTACAGTGCGCGCAGAAAATATTAGCGTTGCATCCATCACATCAGGCGTACCAGACCCGATAGTAACGAAAACCGCTATCAAGCCTAACAACGTGCTTGATATAACAACATTGCCTCTATCTCCAGCAGCACATTACGAAATTACTTTTGCCAGCACAAATCTCAGGCCGTTCAGAAGCGTCAACGGCTCGGTTTTATTTGAAGACGGAAAAACAAACATTTTAGTAATTACTGGTCCACCATCGACAGATAATTTTGTGTTCAATCGAATGGTGAAATTTCTAAAAGATACACCATATGAAACAGACCAGCCTGGAGTTATCAAAGATTATCTACACACTGTTTCAGACCTTTTGATGAAATCGTTTCACGATATTCGCCAGTGTAAATCTGATAATTACCTAAACATTTTAGTTACTGACGAAATTCACAAGAGAGAATCTGGGCCATTTGATCGTTTGGATAATGAAGGGGTATACGAGATATTACGGGTTGGCCTAAACCAAACTGGAACAACCATCCAACATTCAGCTTCATATAGTGAGTTTCCAGCTACGCCTGTATCTCTTCAGGAAGTTAGAGTTGCCAATGAACAGCTTCGAACTGCCGGTGCTGGAAGTGTTGGTTTCTATAAAGACGTTTTGACGTTAGCTCACGCTAACATTATTCGACTTGATTCGATGACTGTTTTCTATGAAAATGGTTCAACAGCAAATTACGACATCAATGCTTACGGATATCAGCTTCAAACATCCAGGTATGACAAAAAAGCTTCGCCTTTAGTTGCTTTAGAAAATAACCAAGTTAAACTTAGTGATAAAGCTATTTTTTCTGGATTCAAAGCGCCTGTGCCTGGAGACATTGTTCACATAAGTTATGCTTATAAGGACACCGGTAGAATTGTTGAACAAGCTGATGATATTTCTATTTATGAAATCAAGCAAGCTGTACGTGAAGTGTGTCCTCCAGTTGCAACCGTCTTTTCGCTAGGGCATGCCCCAATTACAGATCAAAGCGGGCAAACTACACCAGCGTTGAATGAAATTCAATTTTTAGACCCTCTTGCTGTTCCTCCGTACTCAAGACGGCACGCAGCCTTTCAAAAGGAAATTGATTATAACCCCGAGAGGATGCCGTCGGTCGCTGGTGAATACTCTATCGATTATGACACTGGTAAAGTGTACGTGTACGGTATAAACAGAACCGAGGATGTTGGAACTGGAAGATTTCCTCCGGTATGCACGTACTATTATAAATTCCTATACACAGCTGATTTAGATTACACCTACAACGAAACTCTACAGGAAGTTGCAGCAAGTTCTATTAGAGACTTGCCTGGGAAAAATGTTGTCTTACAATTTAGATACTCTAACAATCTAATTCCTGGTGTTGATTTTTCTGCTCAAATTCATACTGAAGAACTCGCGGAGCGCGTTCAAAACAGAGTTTCTACTCAACGTTCCGTAAAAGTATTACACCCACCAATAACCAATGCGTTTCGCGTATTGAACGAAACAACAGGTGAGCAATACGGTATCACCAGGTTTAATGATGATACCATTTACTTTAATTCCCAAACTCCACCATCATTTTTTACTATCAACCGGGAACGAGTAACCTTTAAACAATTTTCAAATGAGCCTCTAATTAAATCGGATGAAACAACTAATGCTGGCGGATTGAATGTTTGGAAATTCTTTCTAAATAACTCTAAGATTGTTTCAACAACAGATGATTGCTTGGGTTCAAAAATCAGCACATCGCTAATGTTTACCGATACAGATTCGTTTAGTAACGAATTGTATTTCGAGCGTGACGCAACCGTTACCGCGAATGTTGATAGGCTAACGGCGTATGGTGATTATGTTGTTGATTACTATAATGGAATTATCTGGTGTGCTGTTCCTTCAAATCATGTTGATAATGTAGGCGCAATTTCTTATCGAGCATGTTGGATTGTTACTAATTATCCAAATATTATGTCTGTTCTTGATTTGTATACTCAAACTGACGGCGAAGCACAAAAAATCAAATACGATTATGCTGATTTTGACGCAGAGACCGTTAGCCTTTTGCAGTATCCGTCTTCTGATATTTATCTTTCAGAGGACACCACTTTAACTATTGTTGACGGTGTAATTTCTTTGCCAATTGCAGGCAAGATGGTGCGTCATCTGTATGATTATTCTTCGGTGGTCAACAATGAGTTATTGATTGATTTCGCTTCCGCTACCACTGTAACAGGGTCTGCCGCCAATGTAGGCGCAGTCTCTCATTATACAACAGCACAAGTAGCAGGAAATGGCACCATAGTGTTAAGTGATTTGCCCGTAAACGTTAAGCTTACCTCCATCACAAGAATTCTAAACTCTCAAGGAACAGAGTTGTTCAACACGCAAATCGCTGATGGAAGCGTTTTGAATCATACAGTTACTCTTCCTTCAGATACAACCGCAATTGCTGGAGAATCGGTAACCGTTATTGCGATGGTTGAATTAGTAAATTCGACTTCTGTTCTTGTTGATGTTGATGCTGGCGGGCTGTTTATTGATTATATCTTTTGTAACGACGAGATTGTTGTTAGTTATGAACATGGTGATAATTGTCTTGATTTTCGCGAGTCTACAACCGTTCCAGAAGGAACTATTTACTATGTAACATATCGGTATGGCGCGCTTCGCGATGCTCTTTTTGCAAACTTTGGGTCCATTATTGAAATGGATATTTTCAAAGAATTTAGCGTAAACTTGCCGCGAGAACGGTATCGCGATGCGATAATGGCTTGTCTTCAAACGTTTCCTAAAGGACCAACTGCCGCTGCTGTTTCAAATATTGCTAAGATTATATCTAAGGTAGCACCAGAGATTAGAGAGAGCTTCTTCCAAGAGTGGATTCTTGGGACAAGCTATTTGTATAATTCCAATCCTGTTGTAACTGGTACGCCAGAATTGCTTCCTGGCAAATATAACTCTGGCATTAATCTTTCTAACTCAGACGAGACGGTTACCGTCCCCTTTGGCTCACACGTTCAGCTTGAGGAAGGAACGCTGGAGTTCTTTGTCACTCCAAATTGGAACGGGCTAGATTGCAACGCTGATATCACCTTTACAATTACAAGAGATGCTGTAGCCCTTGAGGCGGAACACATTTTTATTGGTGCTTCGGCTGCGAATCCTGTTTTAGATTACGACGGTAAATTTGTTGTAACTAAAGACGAATCAACCAAGAGTATTCCGTCCAATATTTCTCTTATTAACTACGGCGCTTTTGTCTATTATGATTCTGATTTGAAACTTTGGAAAGTTCTTTTTAAGGATGAGCCTACAGGACATACGTATAGCGCAATCATTGAAGCTTCTGATGCTGAATTTTGTAACGTTCAACCTATCGCCAATACGTTCAATCTAGGCGATAAGGTTACAACCACAAGAAACAGAATTACTGTGGAAATGAACCTGGACGCTAACGAACCAGTAAGGGCTGATGGATATCATGATGGATATTATGGGTTAGATGGATACGTTGCAAATTATAGCTTTGATGGGTTACAGTTTGTTTCTACTTCTGAAAACTATTTCATAGACTTTGGTGAGTCTCCCAATGAGAACCGCATTTCTATTTTCAAGGATGGCCGAGGTTATCTTGTTTTTAGAATTTGCAGCAAAAAAGACAGACTAGGAAAACCGCATATTTATCAGATTAGCAAAGATATTTCTGATTGGGAAGTTGGCAAAACCCATGCGATAGGCGCCAGCTGGAGAGTTAATTCGGTTGACAAAAATGATGAAATGCATCTGTTCGTTGACGGCTTAGAGGTACCTAACATCATTAGATATGGCGGTAGACCAAAATCTTCGGCAACTGATCGCTTTAGAAACGTAGTTCCAGAGATTCTCTCCGACGCTGTGCCAGCAAATGTAACAACTGGAAACGATCTTGTTATCACAAGTGGGTCAAATATCCTTTCATCTTCATCTGTAGATTTCGGTATAGCTGGAATCCAGGTTGGCGACAAACTGTATATCGAAGAGCCTGTTTATGAACACCCGGTTGATGGATATTTTACAATCACCGAAATTGTTACTGGACATTCTGTTCAAGTTAATCATACGTTTAACTTTACTTTATCTGAAGTTACCTTTAGCGTAAACAAATGGCAAGTGCCTACTTCCATCGATCTTATGTTTGAATCGAACATAGCAGTTTCGGTAATTAGTGCTTTAACAGGCGAAGAAACAGAAATTCCGGGAGTGCGAGCCGATGTGCCTTTTTATTCGATTACTGTAAGCGATACAGGACAACCTTATCTTGTACTTAAGGGTGGAGCCCAGGTGGGAGATAGAATAGCTATAAGAAGCCTTGGTTTGAATTATAGAAGAGCAAGAGATAGACGATATGTATGGGGAAGCTCCTCAAGCATTATTCGAACAAATCTTCCTCCGCCCATCAACCTAGATTATGTCAAAGTTATTTCCATTCTAAAGCCGTTGCTAAGCGTTGGAAATATTAATGCCACACCTACTCCTCAGGAAGTTCCTGGCGGCGGCGTAATATGGATGATTGACAATGAAAACATTCCTGGACAGCTAACAAACCTAAACCTGACCGGAGTAACGAATATCAATTCAACGGAAGGGCGACTGTGGGTTAGCATATTTGCTGACGCTTATGTTATGTTTTATCCAACTGCAACATCTGGTTGGGGAGACACAGTAGCCGTTGCCTATATCGATAATGTCGGTGGAACATATAACGTTATTGAGTTGCATGGGTCTGGAATTTCTGGAACGTTGGACCTTGTGCCTAATGCGCAAACCGATTATCCTCAAGTTTATTCAACAGAAGGTTCCTCAACCGTTTACGTTAATATTCTTGATGTATCCATGACTGTTGACAAACAACCCATTGGAAATAGTGGGCGAACAATTGAGTTCGACGTTCGCAACGTTGGAAACATTGACGGTTATGCTAACATTGAAATTACAGGAACAACATATTCCGGCGCAACAACAGAAACAATCGAAGTCATTACCCCTGGGTCTTATCTATCCTCCGAGCAGTTTATAACCATTTCAAATGTTCGCGTTGTTGGTAAGGTCTTTTCTTTTGCAAATCCACTTATGCATTTGGAGATAAAAGAAGCATATGGTTTGACGCAAAGCGAAAATGATGCTGTGCCCGCTATCATTCGATATTCCTTCAAGGAAACCACGATTACGGATCTTGAGGCAATCGACTTTGACACCTTAACATCAAGTACAACCTATTTTTATAGCGACAGTATTGGGCGTCAAGTTGTCATTACGAATCCCCCAGCTGCGGCTGGTACATATTCGATTTTAGAAATTGTTGATGACAACACTGTTAAAATAGACGGATATGTTCAGCTTTTTGCTTCTGGCACAGCTGACATTTACAACACATCTATTACTCGTAGCGGTTTTGCTAACGGCATGTTTACGTTTGAGCAAATGGGCAGCGCTGGCGTTCCATTTATTATACCGCAAGGTTATTATGATTTCGATTATGGAACTACGTTAGAGCTTCCTTTTGAAATTTCTTCTGCGCGCAACATGTATGTTGGAAGCAATTACAGCGGCACAAAACAAGCAGATGCTATTATTGAAGAACTAATCTCACTTTCTGAATGTCTTACTGACGTTCGTGTTGGTGAAAGAGCTTCTACTCAGGACCGCAGCATTACTTCAGACGCCGTTTCCGTGACTCCAGCTGTGGCAGACGAAAACACCTTGTTATTGTTACATTTTGATTCTTTGCCGTTAGTAGATTCTTCTACGCCATATACATCATTTACAAACGAATATATTCAAACATCTAGGGGCGTAAATTCTAACTTTGGCAAGGCTTTGGTCGTGAAAGAAAAGCCTTTGGTTTTAGATAATACCAACATATTGTTCAATAATGAAGGCACTATCGAATTTTGGGTTAGTCCGATGTTTGACACATACAACGATCCAATAGGCCGAGTGTATTTCGACGCTGCTGCATCATATGTTTTTGAAACGACAAGCTCTACAAAACGAGACGTTTTATTAAGCAGAGCAGCAAAAGCTATTATTAGTGTTACTATTATTGGAGACAAAACCAATACAAATTATGCTTCGGGCTCTAAGCTTTATGACAACCAGTTAGGCATTCGTCTTGGACTAGAACTTCCTGAAGCTAATACCCCGGTAAAAATTACCTACATTCCTGCTCGTGGCAACGGGGATAGAATTTCAATTTACAAGACTTCTTCGAACGCCTGTAACTTTGATATTGTAGCCAATCAAAAATTACACAGTCTTTCAACGCCAATTTTCTGGCCAAGAAATACATGGCATAAAATTACGGCTACTTGGTCCTGCAATTCTCGCCAGGGAACTGACACTATGCATTTGTTTATAGATGGACAGGAAAAAGTTAAGCTCATGCTTGGCTCTGGTTTGAATTTTGGATCAGAATATACTTTTGGAACAGTAACATCATTCGTGTCTCCCAATGCTGTTTTGGACAACATCATCTTGAAAGATTCGTTCAATAAACTGTATGTTGGCGGAAACGCATATGGTGGTTTCCTATCAAACAGCAGAATCGATAACTTGAAGATTTCTAAGAAACAAAAATCTTTTATCACTATTAACGGACAAAGATACGACAATGATTATACCACAAACACTGCGTTGGCTTTGCCTGTAATTGAGGACACGTATACTACTTATTTGATGGACTTTGAAAGTGAAAAAGTAAAAATAGAAGATTTTGCTATTTTGAAAAATAGCATTACCGGCATCTTTGACTTCGAAATTGATGTAATAGACTCTTTTGGCATAGTAAATAGCAGCCAAAAGGTGCAAGAGATAATAACAGCACTAATCAACAAACTCAAGCCAGCAAACTCCCGAGCATTTATCAACATACTATAAGGAACCATGACACAGCGTCTACAGATCTCAGCAGAAAGTGTAAATTGGAGAGATGGACAAAAAGTCGATGAACGCGACTTACGCGTTGAACAGACTGGAATTCAGCAAACCACATCAGCCATATTGAATAACTTCTTTGGGTCCGGTTTGTTATCCCAGACCACCCAACGTGTTACTATTTTTGATTCAACTCAATTGACGCAAGATCAGCAGATGTTAATTTCCGCCAATATTTTTGACGGAAACGGAATCGCTCCTCACGCACAACCTGTTGATAATAGTCTTGGGGCTCAATTAGAAGTAACGCTTTCTGATTCGATAGCAAAAGGAAATAAGTCTACGAAGGTTTTGGTTATAGGCTTAGACTTTCAAAATAACCTACAATATGAAACATTTGTGTTTCATTTGAATGAGTCGCAAGTTGGCAAGAAACACTTTACAAGAGTTCTCGGTTTGCTGTTCAATGATTTCAAAGGAAACGATAATGGGAGCAGGAATCTTGGTGGTCAAATTACCATCAAAGAAGCTCTTCCTATGCAAGTGTCTCGCTCTTGTTTGATGTCAGCCCAAAACGTTGAGCCTAATCTATTTTTCCGAGATCTCAAACTTTATAGTCTAACAGATTTCCCCAACGTAACAGTAGCTTTATCTACTATTCTGCAAAATGTTATTGGCTCTGGCTATTCCGTTAATGCTTTAGACATCAAGGTTACAGGACTGAACAAGAGAAATCTTATAGCTGATGACATTACCACACATTATGGGCAAAAATTCCAAGCCACAACGAATAACATTCAAAAAATTACTTTGTTGCTTGGCGCGGATAATGTTGGCGGTTCTTATGATTGGTCTGGAACACTAGTCGTTAGCATTTATGCGCTACAGACTTCTGTAAGTTGTCCTACCGACATCGTTCCGGAAACTCTAATTGACTTTTTACCAGACCCAACTCCACTGGCTCAATTAACTTTTACTCAAGCTGATTTGGAAGCCAACGGATATAAATTGAATAACGTTGAACAGCCTGTTGATTTCATCTTTGCAAACACCAAAATTGGAAGTACAGTAAACACTGGAATTGTTGCTGGGCAGTATTACATGATTGATGTTCGTCGGAGTGGGGCTGCCGGAACAGGTTCTCTTTTCATGGCTACAGGAGGTAGTCATTCAGAAACTTCTCGGTTCACATTTTTCAATGGCGTTGCTTGGACGGATGTAACTGAAGAAGACATGTGGTATGAGGTATACTCAGATTCTCTGAAGGTTGCTGACGGCATGGGTGTCGATGCTGGAGCGAGCATGTTCGTTCCCAAGACAAACACCAACGCAACAACCGGTCTAACTGAGGATTATTCTAAAGAAGGAATTTCTTTTATCAATAGCGGGCAAAATCAATTAAATTTTCTTGTAGCCCAAGCTGTTCGAGAATTGTATCTAGAAAACCAAGACCCTCGAACGGGTACACGTCAAAAATCCAGGCAAATTTATAAAGCATCAGTTTCCGCTGTCTCTTCAGCTACACTTGCTTTGCTAAAAACTGATTCCGAGCCTGTGGTTATCGGTTCAGCATATGATACAAACAGTAAAAATAGTGTTACCATCATTGGGACTCAAGATTATTTTGGGCAAGCATCAGGAAACACATTTACCATTATCAACCCTCCAATTAGTCTGCTTTCAAACAATTTGATTGGTTGTAAAATTGTACCAAACATAGCAAATCCTACAGCTATTTATCGTATCGTTGATGTTAAGCTCTGTACTGATGGGTATGGTGATGTTAATGGCGACGGCAAAATTGACCGAGATGATATCGCAGCAGCCTTAGCTTTGAAGGGCGAGGATGTAAGCACTGAAGCGACTCAAATCAAAATTTCTCAAGGAGAATTTACTGTACAACAAGTGTTACGTGCAGACGTTGACGGCGATGGCATCGTGTCGGATATTGATGTCGGCTTAATAACAGATTATGTAGAGCATAGGATTAATTCTTTCCCGGCGGGATATTCTTTTCCCGAATTGATTTTATACTTAGAGCATAACCTAACAAGACATGATGGGTATTACGATTACTCAGACATCTACGCGCGAAAACATCCGCTTTCGACAGAAAAGATTGCCGTAGCCTTGATGAACGATGAGCAGAAAATATATTACGGTCATCCTGATAGGGTTCTTGTTGAAAGCGATGTAACATTCAATACCGCTCCTTTCGTAGCTGTATCATATCGCATTACAAACACTAGCGATTACTGGCAAGAACATCTTGTACGTTCCACCTATGCTGGAAGACTGCTTCCTTGCGCTTTTACTTACAATACTAGTAACCCTGATTATGATTGTGATGCGGCTGTAGAATTCAAGTGCGAACAGCGTTACGCTGCTCCTCCTTGTGATGGAGGTCGTGTTGATATGTTTGTTCCAGCTAACTTAGTTGTTGCCGGAAGCATTCTATCTACAAATGGAAATAGTTTTCCAATTGATTTTGAAACAAATACAGTGACAATAGAATTCCCTGAAGAGCAAATTATTTCTGGAAGTATTGATATTTTCAGAATGTTTGTGGCAGACAAGGGAAATGGGTTTACTATTGCAAATTATCCCGCAATGAAATTCTCTGACTGTTCTTTAGTTCAGGGAGACGCTCTTGAAAACAATCAGGTTAAGTTCTCCGTTGCCATCCAGTCGTACCATCCAAACCTGGACGGCTATTCAATTCTAGATGGGTATGGAATAATTATTGACCCAATCATGACTGTAAGTATGAACCACGAGACCGGCCTCTTAGAATTCAATTCTACGAACCAGAAGACCGACCCGGTTAATACGACATTAAGAACTAAGCTTCAAATTACAGTCATGTTGAAAAAAGCTGGATGGAAAAACATTGCAACGTCAGTTGACTACCTTGACCTACCTAATTTGGTAGGGCTTTAATTAAATCTTTTTTGAGCACAAATCTTCCTTAGAGGTTGGTGATATATAGGCTTCCGAGCTTTTGCGAGGAAGCCTTTTTAATTTAAATTAAATTTAAGTTAAAGATCTACTACGTAGATCTTTAAGCAAAAAAATCCAAAAACGAATTCAATTTTCGTGGGGTTTGAGAAGTATGTGCCTTAAAATGAAAGATATATAGTGTTTTATGAAAGTCTATATGAAACAATACTTACAATCTCAACATTCCTGGGGAATTGTAGGTCAAAACATAGCAAGATCTTTGAGAGATGATTATCATCATGAAGTTGATCTTTGCACAACAAACCTCAGCAATACTCCTACTGTTGGACCGTTTCCCATTGATCTTTTACCTAATCTAAAATGTAAAAATTGCTCCGAAAAAATTAGGAGTCGTCCTTGTTTATTAGGAAGTAATTACGATATGAGCATTGCTTATACAGCTATGCATAACTGGAGAGATTATTTCAGTCAAGCAAAGAAGAATCGTTTTGGCATTTGGAATTATGATGGAACTCATATTCCTCCAGGTTGGGCTAAATTCTATAAGTTTGTTGATTTAGTTTTACCTAGTAGTGAATATTCCAAGACAACATTTATTAGGAATGGTATTCCAGCTGAAGTCATAAGAGTTATTCCTCATGGTGCAGCAGAAGAATTTTTTTCCAGGCAAAATGTGTACAACATTGACATGGATAGAAAATACAAGTTCTTTGTAAATATTGCTCAGCCTCATACTCGCAAGAATATTCCTGGGCTTTTAGATGTATGGGGTAAATCTTTTACCAATCGTGATGATGTTGTTTTGGTAGCAAAAGTGGCAATTAAAGAAAACGAAAAGAAAATGCCATTTGAGGTTTCGTGGATAGATGAACTTCTAAAAATGAAAAAGAGGTATAGAACTCATGCGCCTGTACTTGTTGTCAATGACTTTATCCCATACATTTCCGATTTATATCGTTCCTGTAATATTGGATTGTCTTTATCACACGTTGAATGCTTCAACATGCCTGCCTTAGAATCCATGATTGTGGGAAACATTACTATAGCAAGCAACTACGGCGGTAGCGTTGACTTCATGAATACAAATAACTCGCTATTGGTAAATGGGAAAATAGGTCGAGCACCTGATAATTGCCAATATTGGATACCTAACGTATACGGTGAGATGTTCTTTCCAGATACAAATCATGCGGTTGAAACGCTTCAACGTGTCGTAAAAGAATACGATGCATTGAAAGAACAGTTTGCTCCTGGGATTGAAAAGATTAGACAAGAGTATACTTGGAAAAGTGTGGTAGGAAAGATTTTAGAATTAGCGAGGTAAAGCAATGGTTCAAGTTTCAATTTTAACTCCAGTATATAATGCTTATAGGTTTACTGAGCAGTATCTAAAAGAACTTTCCAATCTTGGGCAAGAACACGAAATCATTCTCGTTGACAATGGTTCGACTGATAAAACAACAGAGATTCTAGCTAAATATGAAGAACCAACGTTCCATATTTGTCTTTCTGATACACTTTTTGTTTGGGCGATTAAGAATTCTGAAAACAAAGGCTTTGCCGTCGCTTCTAATCAGGCTTATCAAAAAGCAACTGGGGACATCATAATTTTTTTGAATAACGACATCAAAGTCCATCCAAACCATTTGCGTGATTGGACACAAACGATTGTTCGCGCTATTTGGGACAATCCTGATGCGTTGGTTGGACCGACTGGTGGGTATGTGGATCCTCATACTTATAACTTCCAGTATCATTGTTCTTCTGAGAAACAAAAATTCAATTATCTAAGCGGCTGGTGTTTAGCGGGACGGAAAGTAACTTTTGAAAAATTACGAAAGGACAATGGAGAGGATGCCATTGGCCCCTTTTATGATTTCGGAACTTATTTTGAAGACACTTATATGGGTTTTCGGGCAACAAGCCTAGGAATCTCTATGAAAATTATTGATGTTCCAATTGTGCATTTCGGAATGATGACATCTCGGCAAATGAACACTAATAAAATGTTTGCGGAAGCTAGGGTTCGGTTTATCAAGAAAATGAAGGAAAGTGGTTATGGACGATAACAAAATTGTCAGGCAAGGTAGTCTAGCAGATCAGTATGTATCCATGGAAGAAAAAGATAACTTTTGGCTTGGATATCTCTGGGGTATTAGTACCGGACTTCTGTTGATTGCAACTGTTTCTGCTCTAATCGTTTTTTGGAAATAATCAGATGCCAACTATTCACGCTCTCACACTTACCTGGAATGGTAAACCACTTATTGCAAAGCTAGCTGATAGTTTGAGGTTAGGCTTTTTATCTACTGGCTTGCGTTGTATTTGGCATGTGCGTGATAATGGGTCTACGGATGGAACAAAAGAGTTTTTTGATCGTATTTACTGGAAGCAAGATATCCGATATTACTATGAAAGTCACAACAGAGATAATTACGCGAAATGTAATAACGATTTGTTTACATGCGCGTTGATGGACTCTCAAAGTTTACTCAACATCAATGAAGATTATGTTTTGTTTATCAACAATGACATTGAAATTATTGACCCCACTTCTTTGAGGAAGATGTTGGATCTTTTTAGAGATGGGGTTGGTGTTGTAGGCTCCAGGCTTCTTTATCCAAGTGGAAAAATCCAGCATGGCGGAGTTGTGTTTCCAAAAGAATATATAGGTTTACCAAAACACCTTGGGGTAGGAGAAGCGCCTACAAAATACACTTCCTTGAACAGGGAATTTCAAGCGGTAACTTTTGCTTGTGCTTTGGTTCGAGCCAGCTGTATTGTTGGCTTGCAAAACAAAAAGATCGATGAAGATTATCATTGGTGTTTTGATGATGTAAATACCTGTCTTGATATTGTTTATCGGCAAAAGAAGCGAATTTTATATTGTGGTGAGACGAACATTATCCATCATGAAAGTGAGACGCTTAAGAAAAATCCAATTAATAAAGTTTATGAGAAACATAATTTTGCTAAACTTAGGCGTGAGTGGGGAAACATAGTTGATTACGATTATGGAAAGTATTTGACAGGCAGAGAAGGGTATAAGGTAGTTAAATGAGTGCTGATACGACCCTGATGATGGTGACTTATAATCGCCTGGACCTTACGAAAGAAACATTTGAAGGCGCCCTCAAATATACTGGTAGAAAGTATAATTTGATTGTTGTGGACAATGGGTCAACTGATGGAACGACAGAGTGGTTGCAGTCTGTTGATAAATCAATGTATCCTGAGATGGATGGATTGAAGATTGTTCTTCTAACAAAGAACAAAGGGATTGCTTATGGTAGAAGCAAATGTCTTGCGGAAATGTTTCGTTCATTTCCAGAAAGCGTTTATTTGGGAACGATAGACAATGATGTTGCTATCCCTAATAAAAATTGGCTTGCTGATTGTATTGATGTTTTGAATTTTGCACCGAAAGCTGGCCTTTGTGCGGTAAATTATGAAGGCAAGACATATCCTAAAACATCCGTCAAGACTGAGACAAGAACGATTCCGCTGCAAATTATTTTACGCACTCCAGGAACAGCCACAATTGTATTCAGGCGTTCTAGTTTTGAAAAGATAGGGTATTTCGTGAATTATGGCACATACGGTCACGAAGACGCTGCGCAGTGCTTAAAATTGCGGTTATCAGATACTCGATGCTCTATGTTATATTACTTAGATGAGCCGGGGATACATCTTGGTGAAGGTGAACGAGATGTAGGCGAGTATAGAAAGATGAAGACAGAAGAGTTCAATAGGAATTACAGTAAATTTGTAAATGATCTTCGAGCTTGGAGCAGTGGAGCAAAATCGTTATATACAACGTTCGTGGAGGAAGAATGAAAGCATATGTTGCCGGTCATAGAGGTTTAGTAGGGTCTGCTATTTGTAGAGAGCTAGAGCGAAGAGGAGATTCATTTATAACCAGAACTTCCAAGGAAATGGATTTACGGCAAGAGTCTGCGGTGCATCTATTCTTTGAGCATTGTGGAGATCAATTTGATTGTGTTTATCTTGCTGCCGCACATGTAGGTGGGATTGTTGCTAACAATTCTCAGCCTTTTGATTTTATTTACAACAACCTGATGATTCAAAACAATATAATTCTTGCTTGTCGTAAGTACAATAAAAAGCTTTGTTTTCTTGGAAGCTCTTGTATTTATCCAAGAGAATGTCCTCAGCCCATCAAAGAAGAATACTTGATGACCGGGCCATTAGAGCCGACGAATAGTGCTTATGCAGTAGCTAAGATTGCTGGAATTGAAATGTGCAAAGCTGCTTATAAACAAGGGTTGAATGACGGCACTTCGTTAGATAGTATTATCATAATGCCTTGTAATCTTTATGGGCCGAATGATAATTTCGATTTGACTAGCTCGCATGTGTTGCCAGCATTAATGAGGAAGTTTCATGAAGCTAAGGTAAATAATATTTCTCGAATAGAAGTTTGGGGAGATGGTTCACCTTGGCGTGAATTTTTGCATGTAGATGATTTAGCTAAGGCTTGCGTCCATCTTATGGATGGTGCGAGTTATAACGCAGATCATCCAATTATTAATGTTGGTTCTGAGACTGAAGTCACTATACGCGATTTGACATTTGTCATAGCTTCTATTGTTGAGTATCGTGGTGAGTGGGCTTGGGATTGTTCTAAACCTAACGGTACACCTAGAAAAATTATGGATTCGTCGTACATTAGATCTCTAGGTTGGAAGCCTAGCATCAGTTTGTATCAAGGTGTTAAGGAAACGTACGAATGGTATATGCGAACAAAAACACAGAATTAGACTCTGACGTTGTCTTTTATCCATTTTCGCCTGGAATTCCATGGAACGCAAAGTCCGGAATAATTGAGCCATATATATCTCATGATATATGGTTAGAACTGATTAAGCCTAAAGAATGTAACGTAGTTTGTCCTGGCTTCTTTTTGGAAGTCCTTTTATTACCACTGTTTTCTAAAGTTCTAGAAAGACATTCGGTAAAGGTGGACAAATGGATTGTTCCATCTTACTACAATGATTTTTTGAACTTGTTTGGGATTACTACTGCTAGTAGTGTAAGCGGGCGTTCTATTACTGTTTTTACAGAGTTCGACAGACTGTTTCGAACTGTTCGTGACTATCCTGCTCCGGTTTTTATGGATAGGATGGGGAAGGTATATTTCAATTGTCTGTTCAATTATGGTGAAAAAGTAGACCCTAATGGGGATTTTGTTGATAGGGACTATGAACCATTTTGGAGGCAGGTTCTTAAGAACACATGTTGTCACCCGTATGAGATATCTTTTCCCACTGTGGAACGAGATTTCCTACGTACTGTTCTTGAAAAATTATTGGTTCGGTATGGTGCTGACCCAGATAAACCATACTTTATAGTTGATAACATGGTGCGTTCTTATCGAACAGCAGATTATCGCGTTGCGATTGATGAGCAGCTTACGTTGCCAAACGTCAACACCTTGGGTTCAGTTCTTTCTAGTTACAAGCATCAATGCGTGGTCATGGCTGACGGAGTTCAACAATACAAAATGCACAATGTATTTTCTTTGCCGCCATGGTACAAAATGAGTTCATTAGAATTTTTTGCTTTGTTGTTATTTGCCGGAGGTATATATTCCTCTGATCCAAACGTTTATATGTCTGGAGCCATTTTAGGTTGTAGCAGAATAGTAGCCGTTGGTAACTTTGACAGTGGATGGGAGCTTAAGGACGCATTAGAGATTTCATGTGCTGTTGATAAAAGAAGAAAATGGCAACAAAGAGATGACTTTGATTTGAACAGTGTTTTGAAAGTTTTGGTACAATAGGAGAACATGATTTTTGTTGGCAAAGACGTAAGAGTCTATATTCAGAATAGTAAAAACATTTATGTGTTACATGATGCGTCTGGTGTTGTAATTAAAAAAAGCGGCCATATAACGTTTGATTTTCCTGTCGAAGCAAAAGCTGTTGAGCTTGTTATTTCTAAAATTGGCGGAGATGGTAAATTTTTCATAGATGGAGATGAGTGTGTTGCATCTTTGGTTCGGAATAATTTTTTGATAGATACTTCGGCGGCCAAACAAATTACTATTTCAAGACCAGTGCAATGTACTGGGGATATTATTGTATCTAGCCTTAGAATTATTCAATCTAACAAACAAGAAACAATCATCATGGCAAATAGTGCAAGCATTAGGTCTAACTTATCTAAGTGCCGGGAAGTAAAAGGTTTTACATTTGTTGTTGGGCATGTCTTGGCTCAACCTAACGCTTCCATTGAATTGGGCAAGGATGCAGGGCTTAAAACATTAATAACTGCGCCTGAAAATTGTTACAAGTTTGTTGATGATAAAATCATTTTTCCAATCAAATGTAAAATTATAGAATTTGAAATAACTGGTGGGGCCGAAAGTAGGCAGAATATGATTGAAGAAGTCATAGATGCTGATTTAAGTAAGTCTCCCGAAATAGATGTTAGTAGCAAACCTCGTCAAGAAGAAGTGGCTGTAGCTTCTCCTGCGATAATTGACACTACAATCCATACAGTGTTTTACTCTTCGCAAGATAATAAGTTTTCATCTGCTGTTAAGCGACGTGGGCACTTTGTAAATTTGCGGCCGGGCCATGTGAATAATGAACTTTTATTGTATCCAAACACAGAAATAAAGATTCCGTATGTTGCTGACGCAGGTACGAATGCGGTTGAAATAATCATTGGAACTAAACAAAATCAAAGAAAAGGCTGTCCTATTACTGTTGGTGTAGTAGATTCTTCGGGCGTCTTTAACAGTGAAGTTACATCAATAGAAGAAGCTGAGTTTAGAATCTATGTGCCTACTACGGTAGGGAATAATGAAGCAATAATAAGTATCCCTGCAAATTTTAAAGATGGGCTGAGGCTAAATAAACTTATCATTAGAAGAAGCTCGATGCAGAAGGTTGTAGAAGCTAGAGCTATAGCTACGGCAAAAATCCTAAATCTTCCTGTTAAGACGGCTAAATCAAATCAAGAAACGCTCGATACAAGCGTTAATATGTTGTCTAGCCTTGGCAAGAAACGCAAGGTTTCTATTGTGATGTCTTTGAAAAATAGAACCAATTTTCTTAAGTACACTTTGGAAACTTTGATCAAGCAAACAATGCCAAAGGATGATTTTGAACTGGTGGTTGTGGATGACGGCTCATCGGAAGATTTGGAAGGTTTTCTACTTAAGTACTCAAAACGACTGAACATAAAGTACATCAAGATTAATTACCATAAGTCTGATATCCCCATTTGGAGCCATACGCCAGCGCTGTCGAATAATGTTGGTTTTAAAAATGCTGATGGAGAAGTAATTATCATTTGTGGTCCTGAGATTTTGCATAAAGAGACAAACCTTGAAGTGGCGTATCGAGCAGCGATGAGAGATATTTCAGCCTTTGGTTTGGTGTGGCATAGCAATATGCATTTTGTTAACAACGTTTTTGCTATGCCTGACCCGGAAAAAATCAGCTTTGATAATTATATGAAGATGAGCGGGTCCCAGCATGAGTGTATAACGAAGAACGCTTTCTATTGGTATTTGCTTGCTGTAAAAAAAGAACACGTAATGCGAATTGGTGGCGTTGACGAAGAGTATGGGCGAGGGGTCTGTGGTGAGGATGATAACTTTGCTGCGCGCCTCAATGTAGCAAAAGTGCCAAATACTCATGCGTTTGACATAGTAGCTATTCATATGGAACACAATATGGGGGATGACAAATATGATAAAAAGCGTCATCGGAACACAAGAGAATGGAAAGAGGCGAGACAAATCAACTTAGTTCGTTGGAACGAATGGCACCATCATAAGAAGGCAGTAGCAAATGAGAACCGCGAATGGGGAAGCAATAATGTAATTGATGTGATTAAGTCTATTAGAGACGGTTTGGTTTTCGATCATAAAAACTATGATGTAACAACAACATATAAATTGAATAATTTGAAAGTTCTGTATTTGCCCTTAGCAAAGCAAACAGGGACAGAAGAGGCATTTAAGAAATTTGGAGTAGACCTGAAGATATTTGATTTTCTTGGGGCAGCAGGAGGTTCCGGTTCAAGAAAAAAGCAAGCTAATGAAGAGCTTGTGCGCGTTGCAACCGAATTCAAGCCGGACCTTATTCATATGCAGCTTCAATACACAAATATCATTTCACCTAGCACTTTACAAAAAATCAAGTCGCTTATGCCGAATGTTATCATGTCCAACTGGTCAGGAGATGTTAGGGCCGAAGTACCATCATATTTTAATGAGGTCGGTAAAGTTATTGACTATACTCTTATGTGTAATACAGGACAACTACCGAAATTAAGTAAAGTTTGCAAAAATGCTTTGTACTGGCAAAACGGAGTTAGTACAGCTGTGTGCCATCCAAAATTCAACACAGAACTAAAGTATGACGTTTGTTTTGTCGCTAATTGTTATTCTCAGTTTCCTGGTTATAAAGAGCGAATGGCTTTTGGAAAAGCGCTTAAAACTGAATACAAAGGCAAGTGCGCAATCTTTGGGGGCGGCTGGCCTGCGAACATATCAAATGGTTTTATAGAGTGGGACCAAGTAAATGATCTTTATAACCAAAGCAAAGTAGTTATCAGTATTTCAAATTTTAATAACATTGCTGATTATTTTAGTGATCGCTTTTTGATGTCTATGGCTTCTGGTAGACCAGTTTTGTCGTGGACTTTTCCTAATATAGAAAATTACATCACAGAAGGTGTAAACGGATATGTGATGAAGTCGGTTGATGAAGGTATGAGTAAGTTGAAACGGATGTTGAGTGAGCCCAAGATATTAGACCAAGTAGGAGCTTGCGGCGCCAAGACGGTGTTAGAAAATCATACTTTCGTTTCTAGAATTAAGGAGCTTCTTACAATCGTAAATCTTTTGAAGTAATTACCTGATAAGAGAATCAATATTAGGAACGTCTTCTTTGTACTTTAATAGCTTTACTTTGGATTCAGCGTTGCAACGATAGTTCCAAAAGTTCCTAATCTTAAAGCACCAATCCAAATCTTCCCCTTGGTTCCAGCATAAATTTTCATTTAGCGGATATTTCAATGTAAATGATTTTTTGGAACAATAGTATGATCCAGAAGCATACATTTCTTTGGTTCTAGAATGGTCGTGATAGTGTAATAGTTTTGGCGGCCAAAGCAACCAGTCTCGAAATCTTGTATTGTCGTAGTTGAGAATAGGGTTCATACAAACATCCCAGTTGTCACCAAACGAGATGAAGTTTTCATACCATCCATCACAAAGGGCTACGTAATCATGCAAAAAAGCGATGTTTTCAAAACGAGCTTCTTGTGATATGATGTTTTTCTTTCGAGTAATCCACATCGGTTTAATTTTTTCATTAAATGGAATAATTTTTGTATTTTTTCGACTAATTTCACATTGCCCAACAATTATTACTTGATAGTGGTTTTCTGGTATTTTTTGTTGTTCTATAGAGTTAATTATTTTGTTGATGAATTCTTCTTTTTGTCCGCCAGTAATAATGCCGAATGTCCAAAACATTTTTCCTCTTAATCTGTTCTTCAAGATTCTTTGTTATTCGTTGTTGTCGATATATAAGCCATAGAATCTCTGCGAAATGGTGGCTTGTGTTAAAACTGATAATTTTTGATTTAGATGGTGTGCTCGTAAAGTCAAAGGACCAGCATTTTGAAGCTTTGAATCTTGCACTAGGTATTTACGACGAAAAATATGTTATTTCAAAAGAAGACCATATCAAAAAGTTTGATGGGTTGCCTACAAAACGAAAGCTGAAAGTTCTAACCGAAGAACGAGGACTGCCTGTTGAACTGTATGAAAAAATTTGGCAAGCGAAGCAAGAATTTACTTTTGAGATGATCAAGCGTAACATTCATGTTGATTCTAAATTGGTAGCTCTATTTTCTAAGCTTAAGAAAAGCGGATTTACCATTTATGTTGCTTCAAATTCAATCAAGCACTCTGTGAAACTTTACTTGATGAGATTGGGCTTGATGGAGTTTGTTGACGACTACCTTTCTAATGAGGACGTTACTAATTCGAAGCCCAATTGCGAGATGTATTTGAAGTGTATGGTAAAAGCTAAGGTTGAACCAAAGGAAACTATCATTGTAGAGGATAGTCCGGTTGGTCTGTTGGCAGCCACCAATGCGGGTGCAAATGTTTTCCGCGTAAGCGGCCCATCAGACTTGTATGATGATAAGCTTTTTGATTTCATTACCGGTTTAGGTAAAAAGACAATGACTAATAATACTAAGTGGCATAATCCAAAGATGAATATTGTAGTTCCAATGGCTGGCGCAGGTAGTCGTTTTTCTACTGCTGGATATACTTTTCCTAAGCCGTTGATTGACATCAAGAACAAACCAATGATTCAGGTGGTTGTTGAGAACTTGAATTTGAGTGCCAATTACATTTTCATTGTGCGGGCAGAACACTACGAAAAGTACAATCTAAAGTATTTGCTGAATATTATTGCGCCAAATTGCAGTATTATTCAGGTGAATGACATTACGCAGGGCGCAGCATGTACCGTTCTTCTTGCAAAAGACTTAATTAATAACGATGAACCTTTAATGATTGCCAATTCTGACCAGTTTGTAGAGTGGGATAGTACAGACTTTCTCTATGCGGTAGAGTCGGGAAGCTGTGATGGCGGAATCCTTGTGTTTAACAGCACTCATCCTAAATGGTCTTACGTGAAGCTTAATGATGAGGGTTACATTTGTGACGTGCAGGAAAAAAAGGTTATTTCTAACATGGCGACGGTTGGCATTTATCACTTTACAAAAGGCAGTGATTTCGTTCAATATGCGGAACGTATGATTGAAAAGGATATTCGAGTTAATAATGAGTTTTACGTTGCCCCTGTTTATAATGAAGCAATTCTAGACGGAAAATTGATTAGGCCGTATCAAGTGAAAAAGATGTGGGGGCTTGGTACACCAGAAGACTTGCAAACCTTTCTAAGGGCACATGAAGAAGTATAATTTACAAGATATGATAGGCGGATGGTTTATAGGTAACTTTGAACCATCTGTGGTCAAGATTCCTGATTTTGAGGTAGCAGTAAAGTATTATCTTGCTGGACAGTCTGAACCTAAACATACACACAAAGAAGCTGTAGAATTTACAGTTATTGTTAAGGGGACTGTAGTTATGAATGGCAAAACCTATATGTTAGGTGACATTATTGAAGTTGAAAAGATGGAAGCGGTAGGCTTTGTAGCTCTCACAGATGTGACAACGGTTGTAGTTAAGATACCAAGCGTGCTGGGAGATAAATATGTTGAGTAAAGTTATAGCTCACCGTGGGAACCTGAATGGGCCTGGAAGTGTAGAAAATGATCCTAAAGGAATTCATGAGGCTTTATTTGCTGGGTATGATGTTGAAATTGATGTTTGGTTAGAAAACAATCAAATATTACTTGGTCATGATAGTCCAACTTATGAGGTTGACCTCAAGTTTATCAAGCAAGATAGATTGTGGTGTCATGCCAAAAATGTTGATGCACTTTCCTACATGTTGAAAAATTCAATTCATTGTTTTTGGCATCAAGAAGATAATTATACGATAACTTCCAAAGGTTATATTTGGGTTTATCCAGGGCAGAAGTTGGTTCCTGGTTGTGTAGCTTTGTTTGATTCGTATCTGTTGGACCATCTAGCTATAGCTTATGCTATATGTACAGATTATCCAACGTCTTACAATTTAGGTGAACAGAATGAAGTATGATGACATTGTTAGCGCGGCGCAGGATGCGCCGGTAAAACTGCTGAAGGATTCTTTATCTCTTCGGATGGCCAAGCATGTAAACCCTCTTTCTATTACTGAAACAGAATTTGAGTTTATTAGAAGCACAATTGTAAATAACAAACTAAAAACCGGGTATGAGGTAGCGACGGCGTTTGGTGTTTCTGCTTTAGCTATGGCTCTTGGTATCAAAGAAACGGGTGGAAAATCTGTTTCTATGGATTGTTATATTGAAGAACAGTTTAATAGCTGTGAAGTGTATCGCGATAAAGATCGAACTTTGTATCAAGATTCTGATGGGTTTAGAAGCGCTTCTTTTTTGATGAAGCATTTTGGCGTTGAAAATCACATTACACTTGCTGTTGGCTGGAGCCCAGATGACACTGAAACCGTACTCAAAAATACATTTGGGCCTAAAGTAAAATTAGACTATGTTATGATAGATGCACAACATATAGACAAATCATTGATTGCAGATTTTGATGCGGTTCTTCCGTACATAAATCGCAAGAGGTTCGTGTTGTTTGTGCATGACCTACATTGTTTTACATCAGAAGCTATAGGGCATATTGAGCGTTCTTTAGAAACAAAACTTAGTGTTGTGCCGGAATGTGCATTAGGGACAGGCAACGGTTATAATTTAGCGATGGCTACAAACATAAAGTAACATGACAACAACCAGTGTTATTACAGGAATCACAGGACAAGACGGGTCTTATTTAGCTGAGTTATTGTTAGAGTCTGGGTATAAGGTTTATGGTATCATCAGACGTTCTAGTTCTTTCAACACAGCACGTATTGAAGGAATTTATGAACATCCCAATCTAAAATTGATTTATGCTGATTTGTCTGATAGCTCAAGCGTTGGTCAAATTGTAGAAGATATAAAGCCAGATTATTTCTACAATCTTGGTGCGCAATCTCATGTTCGTGTAAGCTTTGATATTCCAGAATACACTTACGATATAACTGGAATAGGCGTTTTGAGATGTTTAGAAGCAATCCGGCGGTTTAGTCCTAAAACTAGATTCTATCAAGCGAGTTCCAGTGAGCTTTTTGGTTCAACTCCTCCTCCGCAAAATGAATTAACACCGTTTCATCCTAGAAGCCCATATGGTGTTGCGAAACTTGCAGGATATTGGACGGTTGTAAATTATAGAGAAAGTTATGGAATATTTGGAAGTAATGGAATTTTATTCAACCATGAATCTCATAGGCGTGGAGAGACCTTTGTAACTAGAAAAATCACTCGTGCTGTTGGTCGTATTAAACATGGTTTACAACAAGAGCTTCGGCTTGGCAATCTTGAAGCAAAGAGAGATTGGGGACATTCTAAGGATTTTGTGGCGGCACAAAAGCTTATTCTTGAGCATGACCATCCAGATGATTTTGTAATTGCCACAGGGGAGTCTCATTCTGTCCGTGAGTTTGCAGAGAAAGCTTTTTCTTATGCTGGGCTAGACCCATATAAATACATTGGGGTAGACCACAAATACTATAGACCAGCAGAAGTAGATTATCTTTTGGGAGATGCCACTAAAGCTAGAAAGATTTTGGGTTGGGAGCCTCAAATTTCCTTTAGTAAACTTGTAGAAGAAATGGTTGAGTCTGATATGGAGTTGGCTCGACGTGAAGCCCTTGTCGCAAACAAACTGTAAAGGATTCGTCATGAAAAAACTGGTTATACTATTAAATAGCAAGCATGTTTCTAAGGAAGAATTTGGGACATTAGAAAGTCTTTTAGCTCTTCCAGACACGTTTGTTATGGAACATTATAACGCAGCGTTGTTGCAAAGCTTATTTGCGCAAGGGGAGGTTGACGGAGTTGTATGTATTGGTGGCACAGGTAATTATAAAGATATTTTGTTAGCTAATAAGATCTGCCCAATTTATTTTCTTGATCATACTGGGTGCGATGATTTCGTTACTTCTTTAGTTGATAGAGATAGACTTATTTTTTCTACACATCACATTAGAGAAATTGTTGATATTCATCAGAATTTTGTGCGCGCCGGTCTTTTGATTAATTCTGGTTGTCGATATGTTGAAGCTGGGTTTGTTTTCAGTAAAGACGGTAAACTGTGCAGAGCTATAGAAAAAAACGCACCAATACCAATGCAGGTAGTGGAAGAAGCTTCAAACTTAGGATATGTTCCAAAGTTAAACAAATTTGGGGAAAGCGACAGGTATGTACTTTACAATATAGAAGAAATTCCGTTTGTAACCAGAGGAACGGAATGGTCGGTTGGACAGTCTGTTGCTATACTTAATTCGCTTCTTGATTTTGAGCTTTATTTACTGGAGCATTCATGTTCGTTACTAGATCCACATAGTAACAACTTTACATTTAGAAACTCTAAGTTTATTTATTTTGATTATGGATCGATTTCAAACAATATACACAAGTATGGCTTTTTAGCTCATGTAATGAATTTGGTTATTAAGCCTTGTTTTTACGGAAAGCCGATTGTTGATATTGAATCCTTGGAACGCGAATTTGAAAAATGGTATACCAAACATAATACTGAAAATCATGATGTAAATGAACTTAAAATGGCCATTGCTGAATTGCGATTGTTAGTGAACAGTATTGTTCTGAACGAGCCCAAATGTTGTTGGAACACGTATTGCCCCGAGATGTGTTTTACTTTAGAGCAGTTTGAGGCTAATAAATTTCAAAGAAAGAATAAGTACGATTATGTTTTAGATAAGTATAAGACATATAAACCAAAGCGCGTTGTCGATTTGGGAGGAAATATTGGCTACTATTCTTTTATGGCTTCAACGCTTGGAGCGCAAGCTTTGGTGCTTGAGAATAGGCATAGCGTTTTAGATGAAGGATTCAGTCTTGCTAAGAAACATAACATGAATGTTGATTTTGCATTAATTGACTTGTTCAATGTTGTCGAATCGGCGGTGAGCGAATATGTTACTAGCGATTCTATATACACTAGATTTCAAGGGGATTTTTGTCTGGCGTCAGCTATTACTCATCATCTATCCCATGGTGGTGAAAAAAGCTTAAGTTTTGAACGGCAAGTTGAAATGTTTAACAAGCTCACAACCAAGTATCTGTTGGTTGAATTTATTCCAAGCACAGATATTCACGTTAAAACGTGGGGGATGCCGGAGAGTTACACCATGGATAACTATATGAAGGAATTGAATAAGTATTTTTCTATTCTTGAGATAGCGGATTCGGAACCTCTTCCGAGAAAATGGATCTTCTGCGAGAAGAAGTCCAAGTAGATTCTAGGACTTTAGAATCTCCTCAACATCAATCGTTATAACGTTTTCCAAATCTTCATCGTGCATGCCTTGGTGCGTTTCGCGGTGGCAATTAGAGCAGATTAGAATGCACCCCTCAAGCTCTTTGAGAAGCAGGTAGTCATCTACTGCCTTCTTGCGGAAGGAAGAGATTTGGAATTCTTTTTTGGAGGGGTCTAGGTGGTGAAATTCGAGAGCAGCTAGACATTTGCGATAGCCGCAAAGAGCACAACCACCGAAGGTATTGACGAGGACTTGTTTGACGGAGGGGCGTTTCTGCTTCGGCACATGATACTAATATATCATGCGCGAAGAGCTTTTTCGATTTCTTCCACGATAAATGTGTAATCTAGATTCTTGGACCATTCGATTTTAAGCATTTCAAATGTTTCGATATCCAAAACGTCTTTGAGATTACATGACGCCGAGTCAAACGTGTGAGGCGTTAGGAATTCGTGCAAGCCAAGCGGCCGAGCACGCTTGTATTGAATGGGAGCTTTTTCATAATCGCCACAATACTCCACATGTCCAGGGCGTACAGAACGCACAAGCTTTTCCAACTTTTCCGGATTCAATGATGCTCCGTCAACGAATAGGAACTGCACGACAGGTAGCGACCCATCAGTTTCCACAGCGGGAATAATTGTAGTCATCCATACGAGCAGCGTCTTCATGCCTACAGCGTAGCACAGGGTAGGTCTGCGGCCAACTGGGGTCAGCGATTTTTTGGTTTTCGTTGGTTTTCTGCGCGAATTCATGCGCGCATGCCAATAGAAACGAATATCCATGAGGATACATGGTTGCACGTAAAATTGGTACAATAGCACTGGAATCTTTTGTTGAGGCGGCTAGTTGGTTGGAAAAGTATGCCAAGCTTACCGACGCTGAGCGGCGCATCATCAACGAAAAGCTATTTAATCAGGAGCCGGTTACTGATGCCGACAGAGAAAGATGGAGCAAGGGATTGCCAGACGATAAAGATACGGGAGGCGCTTTACAACGTAAGTTGCGAGCTATTTCTGTAGAGCCAAATAAAGAGAACTTGTATCAGGACAATTTATATGAGCTATATCAAGTAAGTGACCCACGTCTTACTGATGAACAATTAAAGCAAGAACTTAAATACTTTAATGACAGGCAATGGTTGAGCCAGGCAAAAAGCGTTAGACAAGACTTTGCTGATGTGCCAGAAGCAGAAATGGTATTATCAGATGGATTTAGGCGCGCAGGATTAAATGTTCTTAGTCATGTAGTTGATGATTACAGACGAACTATGAGCGAATCTTTTGATGAAGGAAAAGGAAGCTTGGCATCAAACATTTTTGACGTAACTATACATAGGCTTTTTGTTGCTGGGGAAATATATCCAATTGTAAAGGAGCTTTATGAGGAATTAAATATTCCAAAAGAAAAAATAGTACAATTATTACATGACGCTTCAGAACTACAGGAATATTATACTACAAATCAAGCAGATCTCAATGACCGTGACAAAATGATGATGAAGGAACGATTTCGACCTCTTTTTGCTAAGAGACTTGAAAACTTTATAAAGACACTTGCTACATATATGTTGGCCGAGTCTGGTTCAAAACCAGCTGAAAAAGATTTTCGAAATGTAAATATTGATAAGTGGTATCTTAGACAATCCGACAGGTTGGATAAGATACGAGAGATTCTTAATGTACCACAAATACCGGACCAAAAAACGGATCCAGATAAAACAGCGGTGTCCGGTCATGGTCGCTCAATGTCATCATTGCCTAATCAATCAAGAACTGTAGTGCAGCCATTAAATAAAGATAATGTTTCAGATGATAATATTGGGGAGGATAAAACTATTTCTGTTTTGGATAGAACTCAACCAGCTATTCTAAGAGCCAAGATACCATCTTCACCCGAGAAACTTAAAAATGAAAGCGAAGATGTTTTAAGAACACTTGACCCTGATGAAGCAACAAATCCAAATATCAAAAAACCTGTAAAATAGAGTCAGGCACGATATATAATCTTTTCAAATGTCTACAACCTATCTTATTACCGGGTCCGCCGGTTTCATCGGTTCCAATTTAATTCGTTCAATTTTGTACAATCAAAAGGATTGTAAAATCATTAGTGTTGATTCTCTGGAACGGTTAGATTCTAGAAACAACTTGTATATCAACAAAGCACACGAATTTCAGGTTGGAAACATCTGCGATAGAGATTTTATCGTTAGAATGACTCATATTTATCAGCCGGACATTATTATCAATTTAGCAAAGCCTAATCTATACCGGGAAGATCTTGTTGAGGCTAGAACCAAAGGAGTGTTCAATTTAATTGAAGCGTCTGGATTTCAAAAAACTAATCCATTAAAGCATTTTATTCAAGTGTCTTGTGCTGACGTTTATGGTGAAGAACCACGCACAAGACCTATAACAGAAAACGAATGTGTAGACCCTCAGACATTGAAAGCTTCTTTGAACGTTGCTTCTGAAAATATTGTTCGTACTTTTAATAAAGATTTACCATATACAATTTTGCGATTACCACAGGTGTTTGGGATGAGACAAGCTTATGGCTTTGTCCCTGCTGTTATTTATGATAGCGCTAATGGTCATTCTATTTCTCTTATTGAAAAGGGAACAAAAGTTCGCGAGTTGTTGTATATTGAAGACTTATATTATGCTATTACAACCATTTTAACATCTGACCATTCAAAACAGGAAACTTACAATGTATCTTGCGGTAATGATTTTACAGATGCTGAACTTGTAGCTTTGATTGCCAGTGAAGCTACTGACTCTGTAATTACTTTGCAAAATGAGCAGCGTGAGCGAGACGACATATTTGATTATGGGTTTTATGGTAGTTATGTGAAGCTTAATACAGATAAGATTCGAAGCCTTGGTTGGAAGCCGCAGAAACTTCGTGAAAAATTGAAGTTTACTGTAGGTTGGTATAAGAATAATCCGTGGATTTTCAAATAGAATTCTAGTTATTTTTAGGTATTTTTACTTATGGTAGCAAGAATAACCACGAAAGAAAAAGAAAATAGAACCAAACTTATAGTCGTTGATGACATTGGTTTGGATACAGAAGTAGAAGATAACAATGGTGAAAAAATGACCAATGAAGAAAATAAGTTAGATGAAGATAAATTAGCAGCTTTGAAAGCTAAGATGACAGAAAAAGCAGCGGTAGTAGAAGCTGCGCCTGCCGTTCCCGCTGAAAGACAAGTGAGCCTGAAATTTGGAGTAATTGGTTTGGGGCAAGGAGGAAGTCGTATTGCTGAAGTTTTCAATGACTTGGGCTATCCAACCATTGTTGCCAACACAGCAACTCAGGATTTGGTTCATATTAATGTGCCTGAAGACCATAAGCTATTTATGGACATCGGCCTTCAGGGCGCAGCGAAGAACATTGATCGTGGGCAAGAGGCAGCAGAAGCTTATCGTGAAGAGATTCAGAAATTAGCTTATGATGTTCTTGGAACCACACAAGTTCTAATTGTAGCTGCCTCTTGTGGCGGTGGGTCAGGTGCTGGAGCAATTTCTACTGTTATTGAACTTCTTCAAGTAATGGGGAAACCAATTGTAGTAATTGGTGTTCTTCCTATGCATTCGGAAGATGTAAAGACGAAGGCTAACTCATTAGAAACCGTTTCCAAGCTTGCTGGGCTTGTGAATGGTGGAAAAATTCATAACGTTATCATTATCGATAATGCTCAAATTGAATCTATTTTTGCTGGCGTTAGTCAGATGGATTTTTATAAGGTAGCAAATAAAGCAATTGTCGAGCCAATTGATATCTTCAATAATTTCAGTATGCTTCCATCAGATGTAAAGGGTTTAGATTCATCTGAATGGGCAACACTCTTCCTCAACGGAGAAGGATTATCTGTCTATGGTCAACTTTCGATTTCGAACTATGAAGAAGACACATCCATCGCAGAAGGAATTATTTCAAGTCTTTCGGATAACTTGCTCGCCAGCTCTTTCGATCTCAAGCAGGCGCAGGATGTTGGCTTCATGGTGGTAGCCAATAAGGAAGTGTGGAGTAAGGTGCCTGCTGGTGCCGTAAACTACGCTTCTTTGATGGTTGCTGAAATGTTTGGGAATCCAGGCGGGTTGTTCAAGGGCGTCTATACTCATGACGACCCTGAGGATGTAATTAAGATTTATACCTTTGTTTCAGGGCTCGGCTTACCTGAAGTAAGACTCAACAGCTTGAAGAAGGAAGTTGAAGTCATGCAGGATGCCCTTAAGGCAAAAGGGAAAGAACGAACTAATAAACTTAATCTTGACATCAATAAAGATGTTGCTGTTTCAAAGGTAGAGGAACTGAAGAGCCGAATCGCTGCTAATCGTAGTGGTTTTGGCAAATTGAATACTTCTTTGGGTGGGATAGTAGATCGTCGAAAGAAGTAAAAATCAACTAGAGTTAAAACAAAAAGCCCGAACTATTCGGGCTTTTTGTTTTTTAGGAGATAGATGAATCGGTCAGTTATTTCATTTAGTCTTCAATGTTTGGCTCTTGTTCTTTAAGCTCTTTATATGCGGCTGAATCATCACTTAAGCGAACACCTGTCTTATAGAAACCGGTTTCAACTCGTTTTTTTTCAGCGTCGATTAGTTGGATAGCGCTCATTACCTTTTTGCGTAAACCATCGATTGCAATAAGGCGTTTTGAATCTTCTTTTGCATTAAGAATATCTTTTGTTGCCTCAGCCATTTCCTCGAACATTTGTGTTACATTTAGTTTTTCAAGCTTTTCATAACCAACTGGGGTGAAGATTTCTGCAACGGTTTTTCCGTTAATTTCTTCTGTCGTCAATTTGCCAATAATCTTTGCCACAAAATAATCGATCATTTGATCTTTGCTGTTGTCGTGGCGTCGGAAAGAATGCATCGAAGTAGAAGAAGGCTTTTGTTTCTGGAACTTGTTGGTGCGTTCAATAATTTGAGCCAAGGCCGCATCTCTGGCAGCAGAAGAAATTGAGTTGACATTAGCAATCATATCTTCTCGTATCTTGCGTAGAGTTTCTATATCAGTAGGAGTTAATCCAGCAATCGAGATTGACTCAGGGTCAGGTACTTCATACCCGTTGATGTTAAGCATTTTTACATCGTGGTTTTCAACAAGGTCTACTGGGCTTGGAGTAGCTAGATCTTTTTTCTCAACTTCTGCCGCTCTCTTGAAGTTTTTCCACTTATCAAAATGTGGCTTTGAATGCTGAGAAGACATTACCTCTAAAATTACTTCTTTGATAGCTGTTTTTAGTTCGTCTGATAGTACTGTTTTTGATTTCGCTCCAGCATAGAAATCTTCTAATGACTTCTTTTTTGAAGAAGTCTGCTTGTTGAAATTATAATCAGCGCAAATTACAGCGAGATTGCAAATAAGGTCATATGCTTTAGGGTCTCCATTTAGAACATCTATTACAGTGTGTGGAAGCGCATTGTAGATAAGGTTGAACTGCTCTTCGATTAGACGGATATCATTCAATAGTATTTTAGAACCATTATCCGGCTTTGCAACCTCTTCCTCTTCTTCTACCAAAATTGTACCAGTAGCGGTTTGCATTGCTTTCACAGGTAGCGTTCCGGTCTTAAACCATCTGACAGCTGTTTGATAATTGATTCCGTGCTTGCGTGCCCAATCTGCTAGTTTCATATTCGTGCCTTTCTCTAAATGTCAATCACTTTTGTGGTTGAATTTTGTTTTATATATTTATGTATCATGAATGATAGATTTGATAACTTTTTCTATCAAACAAATATCATTCATGATAGAAAAGTTAGTCGAGCAATATTTTTGCTGTTATATTTATATTGTGAAACTATATACAATTAAAAGAGAATTGGGATGACACCAAGGTTAGAAATAAAAGGAAGTCGAGCTTGTTTGTTTGGTAAATTTGATGCGGAGCTTCTTAATCAGTTGGACCTAGAGTTGTCTTTTAGACCGCTTGGTTATGAATACAGTCCAGCCTATACGTCGGGGCGCTGGGATGGTAAAATTTCTTTAATGTCTTCTAATCTTGTTTTTAGAACAGGGTTAGTACCAAGAGTTGTTGAATTTTTCAAAACCAAAAACATTGACTTAGAAGTCATTGACCATAATAGATGTACTGAGAATACTCCAATTGATATTACGCCCAGGCTTATAGAACTCAAGAAGCTTCCACGACCACACCAGCAGGAGGCTTTAGAATCTGCTCTAAGACACAAGCGCGGAATTATTCGTGTAGCCACTGGCGGCGGAAAAACTCTTGTTGCTGCAATGTTAGCGGCAGCCGTAGGGAAGCCGACTGTTATTTATGTAATCGGCAAAGATCTTCTTTGGCAGTTTCATCGTTTTTTTACCGATATTTTTCAGACGGATATTGGTGTTGTTGGCGATGGCGAATGTAAAATTGCGAAAATTAACATCGTTTCTGTTTGGACGGCAGCCAAAGCATTTGAGCCAAACACGAAACAAATTGTAGAAGAAGATTCTGAAAAAGAGAAAGATGTAGCTAAAGAAAAGTACGAAGAGATTAGGCAGATTATCACAAACGCTAAAGTATCTATTCTTGATGAGTGTCATGCGGCAGCAAGCGATACTATTCAGTCTATTGGCGATTATATTCGCAGTGAGTACGTCATTGGAATGAGCGCTACTCCTATCAGAGATGACAATAAGAATCTGTTGACTGAAAGTTTGTTTGGTCGAATCATTGTAGATATTTCAGCGTCGCGTCTCATTAAGGATGGGTTTCTTGTAAAGCCTGTGATTCGTTTTCTTGCCGTGCCTCCAATGGATGATATGCCAAGGCATTATCAATCAATCTATAAAACCTATATAGTTGAAAACAAAACAAGAAATGATCTTATCGTTCAGGCGGCGAAAAGTCTTGTTGACCAAGGCTTTGTTACCCTAATCTTGTTTAAAGATATCAAGCATGGTTCCATTCTGTATAAAGCTTTGAAAGAGGAAATGTACTGTAGAATGCTTAATGGAACTATGTCTACTGATAAGCGTGATGAAGTTAAGAATGAAATAGAGACAGGTAAGTGTCGATTGGTTCTTGCTTCCACAATATTTGATGTAGGAGTTGATATTGTTTCTTTAAGTGGTCTTATTCTTGCTGGTGGCGGACAATCTATTAAGACGCTTCAACGAATCGGACGTGTTATTCGATTGTATCCTGGTAAGGATTTTGCTGCTGTTATTGATTTTTATGATCAGGCAAAATACTTGAAGGACCATTCAAAACAAAGAAAGATTATTTATCTAAGAGAGCCGGGGTTTGAAGTAGAATGGCCGAAGATTAAGAAAAAACGGTAGGTATAAAATGGTAAGAACGAAAGATATTGAAAGACTACAACGAACTAAATATGAAGCGTTTGGTGGGTATGTCTATTCTATTCCAAGATTTCCAGAATTTAATTACTGTGGAACCATATTCCGTCAAAACTATCTTGGGCCATTTTTTATCGCTCGCGTCAATGGTAACACATTCAAACCAAAGCATGAGTTGACCGTAACCTTCAATGACGCTAATCATGTTGCTTTAGATGTTTCTAAGCATGAAGGCTTGTATTATGAGTATGGTAGAATCTTAGAGGTAATCAAAAATGGTAAGTCAAGATTGATTCCAGCTTACAGTTTGACTAAAATAAATGTTGATTCTAAATTAAAAAAGGTTATCTTCCACAGAGAATTTATTCCAAACTATTGTTTGCGGCTTAACCTAAATGGGAAAATTATCGGCAAAGTAACAAAAGCTTCTATTTTGCGAACCATACTTTTTGATCGGGTGTATGGGCAGTTCATAGTAAATCAACTTCAGTTACAGAACTCAATTCAAAACCCACTGACAAATGAGATAAATTAATGGTAAGGTCAAAGTTTCAAAAAGATCCAGACAGTAACCTATCAACAGCATTTCAAAAGTTTGAAGCGCTGTTTGATAATTTTGATTCTTTTCCTGTGGCTGATTGGGCAGTCACTCATGCTCTAGTATATATTTGCAAAAAGTATGAAGAAAAGTTTGGGATGAAGTTTGTTCTGTCCTATAAGGGCTCTCCAAGCACTTGCCCAGAATATAAGCTAACGGCTCGTATATTCATGATGCTTGGTGTGAAGAAGGGGCAGGGGCAAATTGTAAAAGACTTTGTCGATTTCTTTTACAAGAACTATCGTGGAAAGACTTATTTCACGAGCATTGGCGCTCTCGCCAAGAACGATATCGTTGCCGCTTTCAAGAAGCAAAAAGCGCAACTAAATAGAAAGACACGAACAACTCCATTACCAGAGAGGTTTGTTAGTATTGCTTCAAGTATTCCGGACGTTTCATTCCTTAAAACGTGGGGCGACCTTGCCTTCTTGAGACAAGCTATGGAAAGCGAAAAGAACAGTAATTATGAAAAGCTTTTCGAGAAGTTAGTTAGCGAAGGCTTAGACCTTAAAGAATTAGATGGGATAGTATAATGCAAAATAGTGGACAAGATAGAATTGGTTGTGTAGTTCGCGTGCATATGTTGAATGGGCTTATATTTACAGGCACAGTATTGATGTGGGATGAGGCAGTCGTATATCTCTCTACAGTGTCAGGAGAACTTGTTGAAATTACTCGCACACAAGACATTAGCGCTGTGGTTTATATTGTAAAGAAGGACGGCAATCTTTTGCGTGAAGATGATTTGAAGAAGAAGAACGCAAAGCCACAGTTGATGAAGGAGCAGAAAGAGGAAAGTAAGGAGCAAGAGAAGCCATCAGATCAACCAACAACACGAAAAAATGAGTTGGTGGAGCGCGTCAAATCTCTTGCTGAACTGCAAAAACTCAAAGCAATTTCAGAACGAGAAGCTGCTAAAGCAAAACTGAAGACTTCGCACGCGACAGCTAAACCAGTGGAGTACCATGATCCAATATCAATTTTGCAGTCATTTAAGAACAATATCAGAAACAAAGGCTGATATTCACAAAAAGGCGATTTATAACGCTTGCCCCACATGTGCTGGCAAAGACATGGCGCAATGCGATAAATGTATGCTTAAGGCAAAGGTGATTGACCGTTATGTACAGTCCAATATCCCTGTTGACTTCTGGGAATTGGATATGAAACGTAACTTCAAAGGACACAGTAGGCTTATGAGAGCTTACAATGATATCTCGGGGTCGTTCGATGAGTACTATAAGAGTGGAAGTTCACTGTTGTTAGTTGGCAATCATGGGGTTGGTAAAACTTTCTTTGGTACATCTGTGCTAAAGTTAGCGGCTCTTCGCGGGCTAGGCGCACTATATGTTACGTTAAGTGATATTGTCAATGTATTGATCTATGGGGACTCTTCTACGAAGTTTGATGCGCGTAGAGAGTTGATGATGGTTTCATTCTTGGTGATTGATGAATTTGATTCTCGTTTTGTTGGAACAGAAGCTGCCGCCGAGTTGTTTGGAAGGGTTTTAGAAAGCATCATTCGTATCCGCTTTCAGAACCAGATGCCCACAATATTGATAAGCAATAACTCTGACCCAACCAAGGTCTTAGGGGAAAGTCTGGGAGCTTCAATTTCAAGTCTTATTGCCGGTTATTGTATTAAGATTCCTGTGGTTGGAGAAGATTATAGAGAGACAAAGGGAGCCAAGTAAATGACTTTCGATGACACAGAAGAGCAAGAAAACACGACATACAATGTTGACCTTCAGATGTTAAACATCTTGGTCAATAACAAAAAAGAATTACGAGATTTTGTAACGCAGTTCAATGAGTATGCGTTTGAACAGCGTTACGTGCGTTTCGCTAAACATTTGATTAGCTATCTAAAAGCTTATAATTCTTGTCCAACGCTTTCTACCCTTATCGAATATTGTAACACGAATAATAACAGTAATTTAGAGGGTTATATTACTGATGTTTGGAGCGAGGTAGAGGATAACGGAACAGACTCTCGTGAATACTCCTTCATCCTTAATAAAATCAAGGAACGAAGGAATCGTATTCTTATCAGTACTTTCATACAGGATACGTCAGAAAATATTGATTCGCTAGATAGCCGCGAACTAGTTGAGTTGAATAACAGACTCGTCAAGCTGACTAATGAAATTAGAAGTCTCAAGGAAAAAAGAGTCTATACTGAAATATCTATGAAGACTGGTGTTGAGGCTTATGTAAACAAGCTTCGGGCCAAGGGGAATGACCCAGCGTTGACTAGAGGGATTATGACTGGGTTCTCTACTTTCGATTATTATACTAACGGTATTCGAAAGGGAGAGCTTGGTGTAATTGTAGCTGATTCAGGTGGTGGTAAGAGTATCTTTTTAGATAACCTAGCCAAGAACGTTTACCTTGGCACAAACGTTATACCAACCACCAATAAACAATTGAAGGAGATGATTGAGACTAATTCCTTCAAGGACGATGGGAAAAATGTTCTTTTGATCTCGTTGGAGATGCCTGCGGATGAAGTAGAAGATCGCGTCATGTCTTCTATGGCAGAGGTTGATAGCCTTAATTTATCTAAGGGGCCTGAGTACATCACAGAAGAAGAAAGCAAAAGACTATCAATTGCTTTGAAATTCAGACAGCATTATGAAAAAGAACTAAAGATTGTAGATGTACCTCGTGGCTGCTCGATGGCTCAGGTGCAACGAATCTATGATGATATTTGTGCTGAGTTTATTCCTGATTTAGTGATTATTGACTACTTGGGATTGATGACGGATGGCGGAGAAATTAATGAACAAGACTGGGAGAAACTAAAGAATATTGCCGAGCAAATGCATGAGTTCGCTCGGGTCAATGAAGTAGCTGTCTTTACAGCAGTGCAGGCGAAGTGTTCGAAGCCAGGAGAGGGAGGCGTTGGTCTTCATCGAATTGGTCGAAGCAGTATGATCTTACACAACGCTAATATTGCGCTTCAGATTGAAAACAGAGAAAATGAAGATATGCGTCCAGATGCAAGAATTCATTGTATTAAGTTTCGACGTGGGCCAAAGTTTATTATGAGCAATCTTAGAAAAGAGTTTGTGTATAATCGTTTTGCTGATGCTGGGTTTACGGAAGAACAGCGGGCGCCAAAACAAGAAGGCAAGCTTGGAGAAGATTTGTCGAGCGTCATGGCTCTAATTGAACAAGATGATTCTGAGCATGAAGCGCAGCAGGAGCAGGAATAAATGGGATACTTGAATGATTTAGCAACCAGAACTTATGAAGCTTGTAAAGCAAGAGGCTTTCATTCTGGTGAGCCGAAGGTTGGAGACTTTTGTGCCAATCTACATGGGGAAGTAAGTGAGCTTTGGGAAGCATATCGTAACAATACGTTCGATATGTTTTGTAATAAAGCCGAGAAGATGATTGAGCTTGGAATTGACCCTCCTTTGTCTTGCGCGGAGGAAGAATTGGCTGACATTATCATTCGAGCTTTGGACATGGCTAAAGCGTTCAACATTGATATTGACCGCGCCGTGGAAGCCAAAGAGAAGTATAATGCTACAAGATCCTTTAGACATGGTGGAAAGAAAGCGTAGCTATGAACAACGACAAATACAATTCTATCAAATCCTCTCTTAATAAGCTAAATCTAAAGGATTTGGAATCCATAGAAAGGCTTGTGAGAACTATTAAAAAAGCAAAAGGGCCTCAGGTCCCCGAGGCCATTTGGAAGGAATTGCGAAAAGAAGCAAACAGTTTAGATGAAATAAAGACGGACATAATATTGACTGTTCCATGTTATATTCAATCTGCGGTTACGAGCAAACATAATTATGGGAAAGCTTATTTAGATTTTCCTGAGTGGGAACTTGAAAAAAGATTTCGAAGTTTCTTGAAAACACCGGAAGCTAAAAAGATGCTTAAGGACGCCGAAGATAAGCAAACAGCTTTTGTTCAAAAACTAAAAAATATCGCTAAAGAGTATAACGTAACATATAGTGATCTTTTTGAATCGGTTGCTTGGTAAGGAGAAAGAATATGCCTACATATTTCCACGTTTGTGAAAATCCAGATTGTAACCATGAATGGGAAGAAGAATATTCAATTAAAGCAGACCCACCGAAGGTTTGTCCAAAGTGCGGGCAGGAAACTGCCAAGAGAATGATTTCAGGTGGCTCAGGCCGAGGTATTGTTGAACTTACAGGACATGAGCTATCGCAGAAAATTAGGGAAGACGCGCAAAAGATAAAGTCTGATGCAGCGCGTTCAGACAAAACATTAGCCAATCTCGTCGGGGAACAAAAATTCCATCAGCTTCAAACAGAAAGAGATCGAGTACCTCGACGCAGATAATATAGAGGAATTATGGACTTAGACCACGTTGTATTTAAAAACGAAGAAAATAGAAAAGTATTTGAGCTACTTAGTAAACTTACTGAGTTGCGTGCAAAGCTAAAGAAGAAGGGTAAGAAGACAGACGTAATTTCAACTCGTAATGCAGAGAAAGAATATGAAGTATATTTCAATTCTATGGTAAAGCGTTTTGGTTATATTGCTGAACTTCATACAAAACGATATATGAAGTATCCTAATTATCAAGACCTTCTTCAAGAGGGATACCTTGGGTTAGTTGTTGCTCTAAGGAAGTTTGACATGGCTCGTAGCAACAATTTCTTCAAACTTGCTAATTGGTATGTAAAAACTCGCGTGAAACGAGCGGCTAACAAATTTGATGTTGTCAATGTGCCGATGGCCGTTGGTAAAGAGTGCCCTCCTTGTCGGGTAGATATACCAGCCGTACTATCTGATCATTCAGAGTTTGAAATGGACATCATCGATACGATTCAACAGTCAGAAATGATTAGAAACGCATTGTCAACTTTACCACATGAAAGCAAGCAAGTGATTTGTTATTTCTATGGAATTGATTTTTCAGGCGAAGAAATCTTTTCTGCTGAAAAGAAGAGCATTGAGGATATTTCCAAAGAGATGAAGCTTCCTAAAATGAAGATAAAAAAGATCATCGAAACAGCAACAGATAACCTAGAAATGATTGTTGAGTAATTAATCCGAATTCTCACAAGTCAATAATGGAGCATGGTTAAACGTTTGTAAGTTTAACACATCATTAGGAGTATAGCGCATGTCAGTTAAATTACCTCAGGAATTAGTAGATCAGATTGTTGAAGGACTAGACCATCCATCTTATCATGACTTGGATGCGTATTATGGCGTAGATGAAAATAGTTTGATCGCAAAAGACGTATTGAAGAATAAGTATTTTGCTCCTTGGGAAGAGTCTCCTTTTGATATGTGGGTACGATTGGCTTGGGGCGCAGCGCAAGCTGAAAAGGAAGAAGAGCGACTTTCTTGGGCGAAGAAGTACTTTAGTATTCTTCGAGATTACAAGTTTCTTCCTGGTGGCCGTATCAATTATGGTCTTGGTCGCGATGACATCAATGTAAGTTTTTCTAATTGTTATGTCGTACCAATTAAAGAAGATTCTCTTGAAGGCATTTATACTTGTCTTACTGAGGAAGCTAAGACATATAAGACGGGTGGTGGCTGTGGGCATGATTTAAGCATTCTTCGCCCAAGAGGAACGGATATCAAAGGGAGCGGAGGGTCTTCTTGTGGTCCGGTCGGGTTCATGAATTTGTTTTCGGTAAGCACAAATACCGTACAGCAGAACAACCGTCGTGGCGCAAACATGCAGTCCATTCTTTGTACCCATCCTGATATTCAGGAGTTCATTGGGGTAAAGAATGATGTTGGTTGGGTAAAAGAAATCTTTGATAAGATTATTAAGGTGTACCCAGCAACAAAACCTCTTCTTAAGAAAGTCATGAGGGATTTCGTCGAGAAGAAGCGTAATGTTCAACACTCGAACATTAGCGTGAAGATTCTTGACGCCTTCATGGAGGCAATTGTTTATGGCAAAGACCTTGAACTTACTTGGGGTGGCAAGGTTTACAAGGTAATCAAGAGTACTGAGCTTTGGGATCTGATTATTGGTTCTGCTCGTGATTCAGGAGAGCCAGGACTTATGTTCTGGGACCGTATGCGCGAAACGAACAACCTTGAGTATATTAATCCTATTTTAAGCTCAAATCCGTGCTCCGAGATACCCTTGGGAGCATATGCTAACTGCTTGCTTGGACACATGACTCTGCCAAGATTTGTTGTAAACGGGCTGTTTGATTTTGATGATTTTATTGCGTCTATTCGTGTAGCTCAGCGTTTCCTAGATAATATCATCACGCTCAATGATGGACGGCATGCGTTGCCTCAGCAAAATGATGTAGCTAGGAATGAACGTCGTACAGGTCTTGGTATTACAGGACTTGGCGATGCTCTTGTTATGCTTGGTTATAAGTATGGCGCAGAGGAAAGTATTGAATTTACAGATAAGCTTAGTTACACGTTTATGAGCACAGCATACGACACAAGTTGTGACCTTGCCGTTGAACGCGGAGTATTTCCTTGGTTCCAGTCGGAAGGTTTTTTCCAAAGCAAATTTGCGCAGAGACTTCCAGAGTACATCAAACAGAAAATTCAACTCCATGGTATTCGTAATGGAATGCTTCTGACTTGCGCTCCTGTTGGTTCCGGTTCAATTATCGCGCAGACATCAAGCGGGATTGAACCTATCTTCCGTATTTCTTACATTCGGAAGGTGAAAGATGAACAAGAGAATTACACTGAGTATCGTGTTTATCATCCGCTTATTAAGAGTCTGTTTGTTGATAAGGAGCTAAGCGTTCCGGATTATGTTATAGATTCTTCGGAGGTTGTTCCGTCAGACCGCGTAAATATACAAGCAACTATCCAGAAGTATATTGATAATTCTATCTCTTCTACGGTAAATCTTCCTAGAGAGGCTACCAAAGAACAAGTGTCGGATATTTATTTGCGTGCTTGGAAATCGGGATGCAAGGGGATTACAGTATACCGAGAGGGTTCGCGTGAAGGAATTCTTCTTTCGGAGGAAGAGTACAAGCAAGCTTCTGAAGAATTCGATCTTGATTTGGTTGAGTCGGCAGAGAATGGCAAGAAACGCTATACACTAAAGCGCCCGAAGAAACTACAAGGCGAAACATATAAGATTCGTACTGATACAGGTGGAAGTAAGGGGCCAGTAAATTGTTATTATACAATCAATTTCTTCCCTAACTCTGAAATTCCTTATGAGCTTTTGGTTTCGGAACCGCCGGGCGATAAGGATATGAAAGATGTACTTATGCTGGAGTTTGCCACTCGCGCTACCAGTATGATGTTACGTCATCGGATTCCGATCGAATTTATCGTTCAACAGTACGAGAAGCTGTCTAACCAGTATTATTACAGCTTGCCTCTGTCTATTGCCAAGGTGTTGAGAAACTATATTGCTCCTGACACCAAGATGAACGGCGAAGTATGCTCAGCTTGCGGTAGCGAAAATGTACGTTTTGAAAACGGCTGCTACATGTGTGCTGATTGCGGTAACGGCAAGTGCTCTGGATAATTCAAAAATATTGTAATTATCCTTTCTTTTCATTTTTTTACTCCAACAACTACTAACTTTTGTCATCTCAGGGTACATAGTATCTTGAGGTGATTTTTTATCGCAAACTAATAAAATTACAGCAAATTCCGAAGTATGTATAGTTTGGTATACTTTTAGGAAAGTGCTCGAATGACCGTATTACTTGTAGACAGACATGAGGCTAGAAAAATAGAAGAAGAAGAGAAGGCTAAATGGATTCGCTCGGTTCTAGAGAAAATAGGAGTTCCACTAGATGATTGGCCGGAAAATCCTTCTATGGCAAACCTGCGTAAAATGCGGGACTTATTTCGTGCTGCTGGCATTGAAATCATCAACGATAACTGTGAGGGGATAGAAATTTATCTAAATGATGAAATGGTAGCTTATTGGCGCCGACCCTTTTATAAGATGGTTATGGACCCAAGAGAACGGGACGTTCGATATAAATTCTATTACGAGATGCATCTTCAATGTGATAGCGTCTATGATCAAAATCAACAAGAAAGCCAGCAAGACTAGGTTCAATACTCGGAGGAAAATGACTCACAAAAATTATGTCTTAGACACCAGCACCCTACTTCATGATCCGCGATGTTTTGAGAAATTTGTGGATAACAACGTTGTTATTCCGCTCGTGGTTTTGGAAGAATTAGACCATATTAAGATTCGTTCTGATGCAACTGGCGCAAACGCTCGTATTGTGATTCGGTATATCGACAGCTTGATGGGAGAGAATGTAGATTTTGAAAAAGGTATTGACATTGGTAACAGTACCTTTGTGTTTTTCGATAAATATCTTCGAAAAGATGAGCGTTTCAGTGCGGGCGGCAAGGATGATAACATCTTAGCTTGCGCAGCGCATTATGAGAATGCCGTTCTTGTGACCAAAGATGTCAACATGAGAATTCGCGCTAAGGCGTGCGGCATTAAAGCAGAAGACTACAAGAATGACAAAGTATCTGTTGATGAACTGTATACGGGTTCTAGGTTTATAAATCTCGATGAGATGGGAATCTTTATCGAAGACCTTACACCGGCAAATGGTTTAGACAGTTGCGATGGCACGATATTTGAAACTCTGTTTCCTAATGAGTTTGCTCAAGTCGTTAGCAATGGTGTTAGTTCTATTTATCGGAAGCGCGCAAATGGTTCTTTGAAACCTGTTCGGTTGCCGCCGAAGGGTGTTTGGGGTTTACAGTCAAGAAATATGGAGCAGGCATTTGCTCTTGATTTGTTGCTTGACCCAAACGTTCCTCTGGTAACATTGATTGGAAAGGCTGGAGCAGGAAAAAGCTTGCTTACTATCGGAGCAGCTTTAGAGTTGGTTTTGGACCAGAAGAAATATACCAAAGCTGAACTATACAAAGTTATCATGTCTGTTGGAAAAGACCTTGGCTACTTGCCTGGAGATCTCGCGGAGAAACTTGGCCCTTGGATGGGCTCTATGAAGGATGCTCTAGAATATCTTGCAGAAGGAACAAACTTTGAAACCTTCATGCATATGTACAAAGAGAAAATCAAGATGGAAGCTCTAACATATGTTCGTGGTCGTTCCATGAATAAGGTTTTCATCATGTTGGATGAAGCTCAAAACTCCACGAAAAATGAGATTAAGACCTTGATTACTCGCGCAGGTTTCGATAGCAAAATTGTTCTTCTTGGAGATATTGAGCAAATTGATAACCATTATCTTGACGCTATGGATAATGGTCTTACCTACGTCATTGAACAATTTAAAACCTCTAAGCTCGCCGGGCATGTTACCCTCGTGAAGGGTGAGAGAAGCCCGCTAGCCACAGAAGCTTCTAAGATCCTTTAAACTCTAGTCGGGTATAATCAGTAAATTCAATATTCAACTATTGAAATTGGAGTAGTTTTATGTCTAACGAAAATGATGATCGTATCAAAAATTTACCATTTGAATATTATGCTTCCATTGCTTTAGCAAAAGAAAAAATGAAGCGGACTGAAATTGAAGTAGAGAAAGCGCAGGCGAATCAAAACTATCAAACTATGGTCTATAAGTACACCGTTTTAACTGTTTTTAAGAAACTCAATTTGCCGGATGATGCCACATTAGGTGATGATGGCTCAATCATTTATGCTGATGTGCCTCTTACGGCTGAGCCGGAAAACGAAACAAAATGACAATTGAAAAGAAATATACTGTAGTTAAACTAAATCACGATGGCGTTGAATTAGCTCAAACTTTAGCTAATTTGATTTCTATTCGAAACTATTTGTATATGGTAAGCAGCAATATACGTCCTTCTGCACAAAATAAGGGAGAGTATATTAGAATCAATTCAAAAATTGAGATTCTCGATAAGAGGATTCTTAATCTATGTTTGACTCTTAATGTACCTTTTGATATTCAGGTAGAAGAGATCGAAAATGCAGACTAGGTACAACTATCATATTTATTCGATAAAGGATCAAAACTGGCTTGAATCTCAGCGAGTTGCTGGTCAGGTTTTATCGAAAGCTATTCAAGAAGGATTGAAAGCTGTTGTTCCTGGCAAGACGACCAGGGAAATAGACAAGGTGGTTGAAACATTTATCCTTGATCATTTTATGTGCGAGGCCACTTTCAAGGGCTACAAAGGTTTTCCTGCGGCCACTTGCATTTCCGTTAACAATGAAATTGTTCATGGTATCCCTGGGGATAGGATTATTCAAGAGGGAGATGTAGTTACTCTTGATAGCGGGGTTACTCATAATGGAGCCATAGCTGATATGGCTCGAACCATGATTGTTGGGGAGTCAAAAAATATTAAACACAAATGGTTGCTGATTAATTGTAAGCTTGCTTTAAATGCTGCGGTTTCAGCAATCAATAACACAATTGAAAGAAAGGTTCCGATTCGATTAGGAACTATTGGCGCCGCAATTTCTCATACAGCAAAGCAGATTAATGCTCATGTAATAGTTGATTTGGGTGGACATGGGTTTGAGTCAAATACTCCTCATGGGTATCCTTTCGTTCACAATACTGGTGAAAAAGATACTGGGCCAATTTTGTATCCTGGAACTACTATTGCTATTGAGCCAATGATAACCTTTGGTTCGCCAAAGATTAGAATTGCCGAAGATGGTTGGACGGTTTTGTTAGAAGACGTTGGTGTTCATGAGGAAGATACTATTTTCATTCATGAGGACAGAGTGGAAATTATTACCTAGGGAGAAGTTAGAATGAGTATAGAATGTTCAAAATGCCCCGCATGTGATTGTGTTGATAAAGAAGTTGATGAAGCAGCAGAAGGTGTACTTGCTTTTTTGCGCGGATATGCTGAAGAGCTTCGAGAACAGTTGGATAAATGCATGCATTTAGATGAAGTACAGAATCTTTCTGCTAGTGTTTTGGGCAACGCAGGAATGGTATCACAGATTCTTCGTACTTTAGTTGATTATACACCGGACCAAAGACGTGTTATAGGCAACAAGATTAATCATATTGTAAATGAATTTAAAGCGGCGATTGCAACAAGGAAGAAGCTTCTCCAAACAAAGGGCTCAGAAGTAAATTATGCAGCCCGCAATCTTCAAAATGAATTGATCGAAGCCTTTAAAGATAAGAAAGATACTTTCTTAGGAATCGATAAAGCCACGCTTAATGTTATCCAAAAATTTGTTGCTGAAAAGGAAAGAAAGAATCGTCACACCCTCAATATAAAGAAAGGGATTTCGGTTTGTCCTAGATGTGGTTATCCGAACAGTCTTAAAGCCATAATGCCTGTAGCTGGACCTTGTCCTTATTGTGGCTGGGAAGATTCTGAAGCCAAGACTATGCGGGCTTTGTATCGTATTGTTATGGAACAGCTTGATACCAAATCGTCAAGTGATTCAATAACAATCGAAGCTGGTGTGCTTAAGGTTTTGCTTTCTTGGATGAATGAGCATTGAAAATGGCAAAGAAATTCAATGTTCAGGTAAGCAGTGGCGGAATTGTTATTCCGATTTCTAAGTCCAATAAGTTTTCTCTAAAGGAACCTCGACGACCGCCGAAACCGGTTAGACCTATTAAGCCGATTGAGCCTGAAAAAACAATTGATGTACCTCATGATATTCCGTTTGTTTTCAATTGCGCTCAACACGTTGCAATTCCGTTGGATGAAATTTTGGCTAAATTGCCTCCTGGAATTGCTCCTGATAAATTGACTTTGTGTGTTGAAAGTTCAGGTTCGGATTGTGGTGGGTTTTCAGATAATTATGATTGTGACCCTGACACTTGGGTGAGTCAATGTTATCTACGTCATTTTGTGCGCGGAGAAAGCCCAAGTTATTCAAGAGACATGAAAGCATATAACAGAAAGCTTACCAAATTTGATCGCGATATGAAAAAGTATAATGAAAAAATGGTCGAGCACGATATAGCTTTGAAGAAGTATGAAGAAGACTTTGCGGAGTTTCAGGCCAAGCAAGCTATTCTAAATGGGGCAACAGAAGAGTTTTTGAGTAAGGTAGAAAAGGAATTGAAAAAGAAATGAATTACGAAGAGTTAAATTATTTAGACCTTTTGAAGCAAACTGTAGATAAAGGTGTTCGAAAATCTAATAGGACCGGAATTGATACTCTTAGTTTATTTGGAACTCAGCTTAGGTTTTCTTTAGCTGATAATACTCTTCCACTTCTTACTACTAAAAAAATGTTTACGAAGGGTATTGTTGAGGAATTGTTGTTCTTTTTGCGGGGCGAAACGAATACTAAAATCCTAGAAGAACGTGGCGTTAATATATGGAAAGGTAATACCAGCAAAGAGTTTTTGAATAAGGTAGGTTTAGGTTATTTGCCCGAAGGCGATATGGGATATGGATATGGTTTTCAGTGGCGCCATTTTGGCGGGCAAAAAAATATGAAGGATGAATTGATTCAACCTGGGATTGATCAGTTAAAAATTGTAATTGATACTATCAAGAACAATCCTGATGACCGTAGAATCATCATGAGCGCTTGGAACCCAAGCCAACTAAAGTTTATGGTTTTGCCTCCTTGCCATATGTTTGTGCAGTTTTTTGTGGATGGCGATCAATTATCAAGCCAATTTCTGATGAGGTCAGTAGATCTCCTGTTGGGTTTGCCTTTTAATATTGCTAGTTATGCCATTTTAACACACGTCGTGGCAAAGGTAACCAAATTACACGCGAAAGAATTGATTTTTGTTGGTGGAGATACACATTGTTATCTAAATCATATTGATGCTATTCATGAGCAGTTAAAAAGAAAACCATTTGAATTTCCAAAATTGCTTATAACAAAGGAAATCAATACAATTAAAGATGTTGAAGAATTGGAATATTCGGATTTTCAGATTAGAGATTATCAATATTATCCAGCAATAAAAGCCACTATGGCTGTTTAGGTTTTGATATATATTTTTCTATGGGTTTAAAGGAAGACTTATTTCAATGGTATTGGGATGAAGGTTTAACAACCATACAAATAGGTAAATTGCTTGACAAATCATATGTAACTATTATTCATTATATGAAGAAATTTGGAATTGCCAGGAGGACAAAAGTTCAAGCGGCTTTGTTCGGTGAAAAAAATCCTATGTATGGGCGAACTCATTCGCCTGAAACCAGAAGGCGTATCGCCGAAAATCTTGCGATTACAAATCAAAAACCAGAAATAAAAGCTAAACGAAGCAAAGCAAATTCTGGTAAAAATAACCCAATGTATGGCCGCAAACAATCTGCCAAAGTTATTGAAGCTTCAAGAGCGCGATTAACTCAACTGCATCAAACTGAAGCATTTAAAAAACTAAATAAAGAATCTAAGCAAACACCTGAATTTAGGAAAAAACTTTCTGATATAGCAAAAACGAGAGTTGGTAAAAAGAATCCATTTTATGGAAAGACTCATTCTGATGAGACTAGAAAAATAATATCACAATCAAACAAGGGTCGATTTGTAGGAGAAAAAGGATCAAATTGGCAGGGTGGTAAGACCAAATTGACTCTTGCCGTTCGTGGTTTAGTTGAAAATTTGCATTGGAGAAAAAAGGTTTTTGAAAGGGATAATTATACTTGTTAAAATTGTGGCCAAGTAGGCGGAAAACTTAATGCTGATCATATTCGCCCATTCTCTGTTCTATTGAAGGAAAACAATATATTGTCGCTAGATGAAGCAAGAAGTTGTGAAGCATTATGGGCTGTATCTAACGGTAGAACATTGTGTGTCGCATGTCATAAAAAAACGGATTCTTTTTGTGGAAAAGTACAACAAACATACAAGGATATCTTACCGAAGCCAATAAGGAAAAAGAAAGTAACACAATGAACATAGATTTACCACAACTAGCGCGAGTGATAGCCGCCATGGACCCAACGGGGCTTATTGGTGATGGCCCGAATATTCCTTGGCGTTATCCAGAAGATTTCCAAAGGTTCCGTTTCAAGACTATGGGTGGAGTTCTTATTA